ATTGTTTTGATTGTTTTGATTGTTTTGATTGTTTTGATTGTTTTGATTGTTTTGATTGTTTTGATTGTTTTGATTGTTTTGATTGTTTTGATTGTTTTGATTGTTTTGATTGTATTTCGCTTTCACTCCTTCACCTTTCATGTCAGTCATTGTTATGGTGTCAAGACTACCTCTCTTACAAAGCTCTAGTTCTATGTAGATATTTTCATCATCTTGCCAATACTTGTTCATCCCAACGATATTTGGATGTCGTTGGGGTGTTTGTAGCATGTGTAGCGTATTCACCTCATTAACTATGAATAAATTGTACGATATTTTATCAACGTCTTGCCTTTTCTTTATCAACTGTTTGATGGCCACTTCTTTACGAGTGTCAATGTCGCGAGCTCTGTATACAACACCGTATCTACCACAGGAAATGGCACGCATGTGGCCTTCATAGAGCACTGTCTTGAATGGGATATCATCAACACTTGTAATAACTCTAGTTATGTTGGTCTGCATGGACAGATACACAAGTACTCATGACTTGTTCTATACAACTTGCCCAAAGTACTTAAGTGCATTTAAAGCTGCGTCGTTTTCAGCGTGTTTTTTACTCGTTCCCTTTCCAGTGCTTATGATGCTTTTGTTCCTGTCTTTAATGCAAATAGTATACATTTTCCCATTGTTCAGGCTCTCAGAACTAACTTCAAAGAACTTGGGGATAATACTATAAGCATGTTGGTAATACTTCAAAAATATGTCTTTGTAGTTTGTGTTTGTCGTGATCAGCTCTGAAAAGTCAATGTTTGTCTCGAGGAGTGTAACAAACCACTCTTCTACTTTTTCAAACGCATTGACACATACTGCACTCATGTCACAATACATAGCTCCTATGAATGCCTCGAAAATGTCTTCGAGTACCTTTTTGTTGACTCTCCCATTGTTGGCTTCAATTTGCTTTGAAATAATGACATACCTTTGCAGATCAATGATTTCACACAAGGAAGCCAACATTGTTCCATTTACTAGCTTTGTCCTCATTTTCGTTAGAAAGCCTTCGTTTTCGTCGGGGTACCTGTCGAATAGGTACTTTCCGACAATCAAGTTGATAACAGCATCCCCCAGGAACTCCAATCTTTCGTTGGATTCTTCTTGTAATGGGAGACATGACACAGGACATTGTATATTTCCATTCACAAAATTTTCGTTCTTCCTAGTACAATACGATCGGTGAACCATAGATGTCCTGTAAAAGTTAAGATCATGAACCTTGAAGTTTGGTCCGTATTGTTTCAATATAGCCTCGATCTCATCCTTCTCAACAAGAACGTTGCGTTCATTATAAGGGAGGGTGGATGCCTCTGTGTCTTCGGTATTGATCTGAACTTGCTGTGTTAAGCTAAGTGACATTTTGCAGCAAAGTAGGACACAAAAATAAGTCCGGTGTGAACTATTACCTATATTACCTGCTATGTATAGTTGTCCTGCTCTTAAATCAAATTATTATTGCAAAACTATTTTGATCATTCAGATGGGAGTAAGTACTTCACAATTGTAGCAGAAAGCACCTTGCCAATTCCGGGCACAGCTTCAAGAGCTTGTGTGCCACCATTTTGTTTAATGTTTTCAATCAGTGCATGGATTGAATATACTTTTAGGTAGTCTTGGATGTCGGTCGCTTTTTTTGAACTTATTCCAGGCACACACGACAATTGCATTAGAAAACACGTTTGTTCATCGATGTTGTCCTTTTTTCTTGACTTGATTCCAGAAGCTGCAATGCCAGCGTAACCAATAGAATCATCACATGCTTGTCCTTGATGGTACCCCTTTAGACAGTACTCGTCTGGGTTTGAGAAGAACTTGTCTTTTGTGCACTGGATAAAGTTGATCGTATCTTGGACATTCTTTGCCAGCATTACAAAAATCCCGTCCCTAAACATACTGTTAATGATGCAACTAGATAGAACATTGTTGCCCATGTTTTTGCACCTGAACTCATTATCAAAGTGATAGAATCCTTCCAACATATACACGAGCTTCACATGCGGGTGAAGCTCCCTGTAGGCGAGTAGCCGTGCTTTCTGTTCCCTGTACCTATTGTCTTTCACGGACTGAGCAAGGTCCGCAATAGTTTTGCGTTCAATAATGATCTGAGCGTTGTTTCCATATGCAAGCTGTATATCCCCTAGCTCTAGATTTCGTTCTTCAGCGTTGGGGAATGCTGTTAGTAGCGCTTTTTCTCTATAGTCAATCCAAAGGCTCGGGCCTTTTGGTTCGTCTTCCATTTTATTATTATTACTCAAGGAAACTTTATATAATTGATAATTATAAGAATGTTCTCAATTGAACCAGGGTATAGTACAAGTATAAAACCTAAGGCAGGATGGGTCCTACCGCACCATTCTTCATTCGGATTATTTGCCAACAAAACTTTCAAGAACATTGCAAACAAAACGAAGGATGAACGAGGAACATGCCCACTCTTTGGATATCAAAAATTTGTCAAGGAGTTCCTTCAATATGACAGCCCTTACAGGGGAATCTTGCTGTATTACGGTTTGGGTACAGGGAAAACCCGCGCTTCGATAGCAGCGGCAGAAGCCATCAGTAGCAACCTTGGTATTGTAATCATGGTCCCCGCGTCTCTTGAGCGAAACTATGTCAACGAAATCATGTCGTGTGGGAATCCGGCTTTCTCAACGCAAAGGAACTGGAAATTTGTGGACGTGGACGATCGGAAGTTTGTTAAAAGGGCAGACGAAGCAAAGCAGCTAGGTGTTCTTAGCAAGACTATAAAGAAACACAAAGGAGTTTGGATTTTGCGACCAGACAAAGAAAGCAATTGGGAATCCTTAAAAGGATCAAAACGTTCGCAAATCACACTTCAGTTAGAGGACATTATCAGGAAACGCTATGACTTCATTCGTTACAATGGCATCAACGAAGATAGGCTACGGCAAAAAGGAAGACATTTCTTCGATAACAAAGTCGTCATCATTGATGAAGTCCACAACTTCATATCTCTTGTTGTGAACAAAAGCAAGGTAAGGAGTCAAATTTATGATATGATGATGAATGCTGAAAACATTAAGATCATAGCATTGTCAGGAACGCCACTCATCAATAAACCCGTTGAAGTTGGGTTCCTTATGAACTTGTTGAGAGGCCACCTCGATGTCTATGACATAACCTTTTCTCCCAGCAACAAGACAAACTTGGAAAAAGTTGGAAACTTCTTGAATGAACATCCAATGATCGAGACATTTGAATTCGTACCTGGCAAAAGTATGCTGAGGTTGACAATGTTGCCGAACGGATTTAGGAAAGATGCAAAAGATCCTTTTAAAATCAATAGGATAGAGGAAGATGAAGATGAGGAAGATGAAGAAGATGAGGAAAGCAGCAGTGGAGAAAGTGACAGTCAAGATAACTCTGATCAAGAGAGTGACCAAGAAGCGGGTGATGATGGTGATGATGAGGACAGCGAATCTTCTCTGACTGTTAAAGATCAGGTTGTTCAGATTGTCGAGGAGCTTAAGGATAAACATGGCATCAAGTCAAACACAGAGAAGGACATCAAGGTACACCATCAAACACTGCTACCAAGGACTGATGAAAAGTTTGATGAACTGTTTGTCAGTGCTAATGGAACAGTAAAGAACAGAAATATGTTGATGCGCCGCATGCAAGGGTTGGTTTCATATTATGAATCATACGACCCGGAACAGTATCCTGTCCTGAACAAAACAAACATTGTCAAGCTCAAGATGCCACCTGAAGTATTCAACAAGTACCAAGAGATAAGAGAACAAGAAAGGATCGAAGAAGAAAAGAACATGCGCAAGTCCATGAATGCAAACAACAACAATAAAGAAAAAGAAAAGTCTGTTAGCACGTATCGTATTCTCTCTCGAGCTGTATGCAATTACTGTTTCCCCCCTGAATTAAATAGAGCATACCCCAAAGACCTCAAGCTCTTAAAAAAGATGGCTAGGATGGAGCTTGATAAGGTCGAAGAAGCATCGGACGACGAAAAAGAAGAGACAACGCCTCCCCCAAAGTCGAAGGAACTTTTTGAAGATGATCATGAAGAAAAAGCGGTTCCCAAGAAGAAACAAACAAGGAGAAAGATTGAAGATTACGAAGATATGAAAAAAAGGGTCATGCGTGATCTTAATGTAAACAGCAAGACATATCTTGAAGATGCCATGCTTGAGAAGTACGGTCCGAAGTACCACTATATTATGAAGACTGTAGAAAGTAGCGCAGGAACATGTCTTATCTACTCGCAATTTAGAGAACTTGAAGGGCTTGGAGTTATGCAGGCCCTTCTCAAATCGAAAGGATTTGCAGAGCTCGAATGTAAAAAGACCAAGGCAACGGGTGTGTATGAGCTTGTTCTCCCGAAAGATCTTAAGAAACCTTTTTATGTTGTGTTCACGGATGACAAGGACAAGAACAAAGTGCTCATGGATTTGTTCAATTCTGAATTTGAAAAACTCTCTCCGAAAGTCAACAAACAACTCATTGAAATAGCAAATGCTCGCGGCTTTGATCTCAACAGTGTTAAAAATTTGCGTGGGGAGATTGCAAAAGTTATGATGATCACAAAAAGCGGGTCAGAAGGCATTTCGCTGAAAAACGTGAGGCAGGTCCATATCATGGAACCCTACTGGAATGACATCCGCATCAAACAAGTTATAGGCCGTGCAGTGCGTTCGGGGTCGCATTTGGCACTCCCAAAAGATGAACGTTTTGTTGATGTATATATGTATCTAATGACATTTGACAAGAATCAGAAAAAGATTACATCTGTGGATGGCATGATAACTACAGATGAATACGTACAAAGCAAAGCAGAATTCAAAGCTAGCATTATTGGGTCCATCCAAAGCGCTATGCAATCTGTTGCGGTGGACTGTGCTCTGAACAAGGACAATCATCCAAACGTAGATAGTTGCATGACACTGCCTTCCAACATGACTGGTTACTTATACAAACATCAAGATGCGTCACTTGATGACACAGATGAAGTTATTCAGAAAAAAACAAAGAAGCAGATTGTCAAACGGGAAGTTAAGACGATTACAAAGAAAGACAAACAGTACTCGTATTTCGTAGACACATACGACATCTTCGACAAAGATGCGTACGAATCAAAGGCTGAAATGGTATTCTTGGGCAAGCTCATTAAAGACGAAAATGGTAACCTCAAGCCCAGGTTTTACAGGGAGCCTAAACGATCTGTGGTGTAAGAGCGTGCACAGCGTCGCCAATCGCCATCTTAAGGTTCATAGTCAATGAAAATTGCAAAGATGTGTTGATGATGCTCCCAATAGGTGTCGGTGACATGCAACACGCATAGCTCAGTTCATTGTATGACTGAATTGTGTCAACAATAGGCGTCTCTATCACATACTTGCCTAACGATGTATCCATTTTACTCGGGGCATGAATGTAGAATGTCCTATAAAACCCCTCTTCATTTGGTTTCCCGATCTCAATAATCTCATGCCCTTCTTGTCTATTTATGAATGCCATAATCTGGTCGTAAATGTATCTCTTTGAATTGTACTCCGTATACTCGGGAGACGATGTGTTTAAGACAACGGGTATTTTGAAGTTGCGAACAAGGACGATGTCACCGACGAAGAATTCATTTTTATCAAAATATTTTTCGAGAACAATCTTCAAGAACATTCTGTTGTACTCTTCATACTCAACCTTCCAAACAAAGTTATTATCTTGTGATTTGTTGAACAACGTGCCATTGGGTTTTGCAATGGTAAGCGATAGCCGTTGTAGAGAGGCCAAAGGGTTTGGATAGAACACTTTGCGTTCGTGTTGGGCAGGGTTCAGGATGATGTATCCTCGGCCATTTGGCGCATTGTAGTGCATTTCGTAAATAAAGTGTGTGAATGCACGTTGGTTTGCATTCGTCTTTCCATCGTACACATCTGAGAACTCGTCCACCATGAGCAAGAGGTACGGGTACGCAAACCTGAAATTGTGGAGGTAGTTCGTCTTTGGTACGTTTGTCAGCGTTCTCTCCTCTAAAATTTCGCTAGGGATGATGAGTTTTGTAAATGACATTTCACAAACATTCTTATACGTCCTCGTCATGTTTGTAAAGTCCATCGAAAATTGGAAACGCGACTTATAGTAATCCCAATCTCGGTCGAATCCATTGATAGCCATGTAAAACAAGGGGCTTTCAATGTACTTTGAAACGGGAATAAGGTCTTTACGAGCGTGATGCTCATATTCTGGTGTAGGGGCAAATACATTGTCAAGACCATTGGTGTTTGAGTGGTTCGTTTGGTTTATTTGATTGTTAAAGGACATTTTTTCTTTTTCATTGTTCTTTTTCAAAACACTTTCGTAGAATGCTTTGGGATCAGACTTTTCATGAATTTTTGAAATATCGATGCTAGCTTGAAGAAGATCTCCACGATGCTTTTCAAAATCGGTCAGCCTTACTTGAAATTCATCTTTGGACATTGCTTTCTCAGTCAAGGGCTTATCTATTGGATTTTGGGTTTCAACGATGCTCTTCTCACCCGTACGTGATGCCATCAACCTATCGAAATCCTTATCAATGTTTTCATGCACTTCAGCCTTTGTATTGATAGGCTTGAATTGTATGTCATTCACAGTCCTGCTTCCATGGACCTGTTTTTCTCTGTCAAGGCTAGCCACGTGGAGTTTTTTGCTGCTCTCAGTAATGTTGTACTTGTCCACGTAAAAGTTCCGGAGCTTGTTGATAGCAATGTTGTTGAGCTCTTTTACGGTCAAATTTACAAACTGCTGTGTGTTAGAAATATCATTCATGATCGAAAACAGCGCGACTTTAGGATTGGAATCTAAAAGGCTGTCAATGTCAATTTGAAACTTGTCGTTCATGTATCGACCAAAGATTGACAAACAAGCTTTCATATTTTCGATGCTCTTAAAAGTGTCCATCGCACATAAAAAAGAGTCACGTACCTTTATTGTTTAATCATAATATATTGTTATTCTTATACCATACAAGCAGTGCGTCCACTACTTATTCGCTTTATTCATGAATACAAAAGTATCATCACTTTGTAATAAGAAGAACAACCCAAACAGACAACTATAATAATGGAACAATCACGTGTCATCAACTATAACGAGTTTGATTTTAACAACTCGACAATCATCAAACCGCCGGTGCTCAACTTTGACAATGAAAAGACTGCAAATATCAAATATACCACTTTTGTTGTCGACAGTAGAGATAGGGATATCAATCAACATCCAACACCCGCGGAGTATGTAGTAGACCTTGATGAAGATTTGCAGGATGTTTCAGCTGTCGAACTAGTGACTGCTCAGATTCCATTCAAGAGTTATACTGTAGGAACAGCGAACAATACGTTGACCGTTGAAGTAGGAGCCTCGACGCGGGACCTCATTATAGAATCTGGGAATTATGATCCAACATCTATTGCGACTCTCCTACAGATATCTCTTACAAGCATGTTTGTTGATTTAGGAACAACATTCCAAGTAGTTTACAGTCTAGCATCGGACAAGTTTTATATATACGCATCCGCTCCCTTCAAAATCCTTGTGTCTTCGAGTACCCCCAAGCCAGAGTACAAAGCATTTACATTAGGCAAACTTCTTGGCTTTGATCGCTTGAACATTGCATCAACGTTGCAGGTCCCTCCTACTTTTGTAACGGAGCCTTACGTTATAACGCCCCCTTTTCGAAAGAATTTCAACGATGCCAACTATGCAATTCTACACATTGAGAACTTTACTGTAAACACAAGCATCAACACAATCTTGAACAAGAGCTTTGCTATTATTCCAGAAGCAAAAAATTCACAGAATGTTTATACATTTTCTCACAAAATAAGAAAGCATTTTAACCCACCTATTTCACGCCTTTCAAAAATCAGAATCAAGTTTACGACACATACAGGAACTTTATACGATTTTCAGAATCACGATCATATATTTCAGCTCACGGTAGAAACATTCAAGCAAGTGCGTAGGTACAATTCCTATTTAGACAATTAGTTTGTAAGCCTAACAGTAAGTAGGATGCATGGTCATCGATACAATTGCTTTCTGAATTGGTTTATTATACTGTCTGATCTTGTGGGGATGATGTCTCTTATAGCATAGAAATCGTCCTTTGTTTTCTCAAGGCACATGATTATAAATATCATGCTATACATTCCACATTCTGTATTTCTATACTGGTGTTGTACGATGTTAAATCGTCCTATAAATTTCTGCATCGTCACATTGTCAAATACGTGTTTTGCTTGCTCCCTTAATAACAGAGTAAATGCCTTTATTTTTGGCGGGGGAGGGAACCCAAACGAATCGTAGTAGAAAACACCGAGTTTATTTGAAGACTTGTTGAAATTTGCATAAACAGCTACCCAATGCGAACCTGGTTGGTTATGATTATCAAGATTGAAAACTACACCTATTTCAGTTTTACCCTTGGTTAACAAACGTTCCAGATTAAAATCACACATGCTATTCATCATGCAAACATTTTCAGACATAACATCGGCGGGAAACACCCCTAGAAACTCGAACATCTTGCATTTGTTTTCATACTGCTTCATAACTCGTAATATATCGTATGTGTCCAGCCATTGATTTGGATTTGTCTTCCACGAATCCTTCATCTTTGGTCGGAACCGTTTGCTCAGTTGACTGTATAGTTCGCTACTCTTGACGATTCCTTGCTCGAGCCAACACTGATCTGTCTTGTTACCACACGTTTTTGAAAATCTTTTCTTCAGTTCATCTTTAAGTGTCCGAACATCGTTGAAAATTTCCATAGGAATTGGATTATGTTGGCTATGTTGGTTGTACAAGGCCGCAACAGTTCGCAAATCACTCGGGGAAAGACACGTCCTCCACTTTTTGTAATTGTCCGCAGAGTCGGGAGAACACTTCCCAGATGTGGAAATTAGCTTTGGCATTTTTTTCTTGTTCACCACTATGTGAATGGTTTTAGGCATTTGCAATCAAGCATCAAGCATATTATTATCTAACATTCATTTTTACACGCATGAGTTTTTAAACCATATTTGTGTAGAGGACGATTCTTAGGTTTTATATAAAGAATAGCATGCTGTACAGATGCCTGCCAACATGTGTCACTGATGATAATTGTATTTATATAAAGATAGTTGGTATTAATTACAATACAACAACACAAACCGATTACATACCAGACAGAATGACAGTCAAAACTGTGAACACAATGGAAGAACACATGGAACTTGTGCGCAGCAACAGGACATGTATTTGCGATGTGCATGCAATTTCATGGTGCTCGCCGTGCAAAATGATTGCACCTGTCTTTAACAGTCTCGCAAATGAGTTTTCGCAACATTGTTTCTTCGAGATTGACATCGACAGTGCCGAACAATCATTTCTTAATTCGCTGAATGTGGCAAGTGTTCCATTGTTTATTAAATTCAAAGACGGCCTCGAAGTAGACAGGTTAAAAGGATCGGACCGAATCAAACTGCGTTTGTTTGTAGAAGATCTTTAGTAACTAGGCTGAGAATCAATTAGCATATCCTTGAACTTTACTAGTGATTCAGCTAATGTTTTGACCAGAAACGGTTTAAAATTATCGGCATTTTTCAGGATGTCAGGCTCATTTTCATTCAAATCCTGAAGAAATGCTCTGAACACTTTGTTTAATGTTTCCTCCGGCCTTTCCTTGTCTGCTTTCTTTTTATTCTCACGTTCAAGTTGTGTTGAACGCATCTTGTTATTGAAAAGCATCTGGGACAGCTCTTGATCACTCATTTTCCATTTACTTATAGAACAATGTTTGTTAATATGAACAGAACGCAACTTTCGAAGTAAATAAAATTTGATTGATCATGGTATAAGACATCATAACATTCATGTTCGTTGTGTATCGAAAACTTTTGATTGAACAAAAGAGTTTAAAAACAAATCGCAACATATATTACAATGTCTCAGATTTGTGGGACGATGACACGGGAGCAGAACCCCAATCCAACTGGTTTTACCAGGTACATTTGTAAGTTTCTGGTTCAACGTGGTGGCGCCTTTACACATACGAGCATTTCAAAACCAGGTGGATCATATTATGTACCCGTTGAACATATCAATGACTTTTATACAAACTATTGCAATGCTCTTGAGAAAGGAGATGATCTATACATAACAGAAAAAAACAGACACATCAGTCCTGTTAAAGTAGATCTGGACTTTCGTTGGAGCTTGGATAAGAGCATTAACACATCCGATAACCACATCTACACCAAAAAGAATGTGCAAGAGATCGTGGAGGCATATGTCGAGGTGCTTCAACAGTTCTTTGATATCGAGGACAGCAAACAGTTACGAGCGTACGTATTAGAAAAGCCTAAATATTCAAAGAACGAGACACATATCAAAGAGGGTATCCATATTATGTTTCCACACCTTGTGTCTAAAGCTAGCGTACAGTACCTCGTCAGGAATGCGTTGCTCTCAAAACTTGAAGGCCTCTTTAAGGCTATGGATTGTGCAAACCCTGCCAGCGACATTATCGACGAGGCCATCATCGAACGCAACAATTGGCTTATGTATGGAAGCAAAAAACAGGGCGGAGAACCCTACAAAGTGACCCGTATTTTCAAGTTTGACAAGAAAATGGGAACAATCAAGGAGCTTGTCCAAAGTGATGAAGACGAAAAGTCGAAGATGTCCGAGTATGTTAAGCTCATGTCTCTTCGGAACAAGTATGATGAATCAAAAATAAACCCCAAGAAATCTTCCGAAATCGGAAAATTCGAAGAGGAGCAAGAAGAACGGAGGAGGAAAATGGAAACAGCCAGGAACATCATCATTGAAAAAATAAGCCAAAGGGTGAATCAGTGCGAAGACACTGATCTTGAGCAAATTAAAAAGCTGGTTGCAATAATGAACTTGAAAAGAGCTAACAATTATAATGATTGGATCCGCCTTGGTTGGTGCCTGCGCAACATTGACCACCGGCTTGCAGATGTTTGGGAAACCTTCAGCAAACGTTCTGACAAGTACCATGAAGGAGAATGCCTAAAGATCTGGAACTACATGAAGGAAGGGGGGCTTGGAATTGGGACACTGCACATGTGGGCAAAACATGACAACATGGATGCCTACCGAGAGATCATGAGAAATGACCTCCGTGACTTGATCTTCCAAAGTAGGTCAGGGACACACAATGACGTTGCGCGAGTTATCCACTACTTGTACAAGTACGACTTTGTGTGCATTTCGGTTAGATACAAGAATTGGTACGAGTTCCGCGGCCACAGGTGGGTGCCGTGCGATGGCGCGTGCACTTTGCGAATGAAGATCTCAAACGATGTATGGAGAGAGTACATGGCAGCAGCAAGGGATTGGACTCAGCGCGCTATGGATGCTACAAATGCATCCGATCAAAGCATGCATCAGGATCACGCAAAGCGGATGCACGATATTGCGCTGAAGCTAAAGACAACAAACTTCAAGGATTATCTGATGAAGGAATGCGCGGAGCTCTTCTATGTTGAGAAGTTTGAAGATTGGCTCGACAGCAACGAGAACCTCATTGGGTTTACCAATGGAGTATTTGATCTTGACACTATGGAATTCCGCGAAGGCCGACCCGAGGACCACATATCATTCTCCACAGGAAATGATTACATCGAATACGATCCTACAAACAAGTACGTGCATGCCATCAAAGTCTATCTTACACAAGTCCTACCAAAGCCTGAAGTACGCGAGTATGTCATGCGGCTATTTGCGACATTCCTCCACGGTGCGGTCAAGGAGCAAAAGTTTTACATTTGGACTGGTTCTGGTTCGAACTCAAAGTCAAAACTTGTGGAACTGTTTGAGAGGTCCTTCGGCGAGTACTGTTGCAAGTTCCCAATCACACTGCTTACTATGAAGCGCGCTGCATCCAATGCAGCAACGAGCGAGCTTGCAAGGGCCAAGGGTAAACGTTTTGGCTGTTTACAGGAACCTTCAGAGGATGAGAAGCTGAACATTGGTCTGATGAAGGAGTTGTCAGGAGGCGATAAGATTATGGCTCGTGCAATCTATAAAGAGCCTGTTGAGTTTAAGCCACAGTTCAAGATGCTCTTGCTATGCAATCACCTGCCTCATGTTCCATCGGATGATGGTGGTACGTGGCGGCGTATTCGTGTTGTCGAGTTCATCTCAAAGTTCGTTGACCATCCTGAAGGAGAGAACGAGTACCCTATTGATCTAGAGCTGTCGACAAAGATGGAGGCATGGCGCCCTCACTTTATCGCAATGCTCATCGAGGTCTACAAAATCTACAAACAAGAGGGCATTCAAGAACCCGAGGAGGTTTTGTCTTGTACTCGTGATTACAAGAGGAACAATGATCACCTCGCTGACTTTATCCACAACTGTGTTGAGAAGAAAGACAGCGCATTCCTCTCACTCAATGAGGCGTTCGCTGAACTCAAGTCGTGGGCCAAGGATGATAACATTCCTATCAAGATCCCGACAAAGGCTGAACTCGAGAAGTACTTGTCGAAGAATCTTACAAAATGTGTATCAAATAACCAATTCAAGGGTTACAAGGGATACCGTTTGAAGAACAGATATCAGGCGGTAGCAGAATATGCTGAAGCAGATGGGATTGATGAAGAGTAGTAGTTATATTGAATCCAACAATTACCATTAACAATTATAGATATGTTCACAATCTCAAAAGTGGTATGGTCTTCCTATCATGTCATTCTTTTTTGTCAACTGGTAGATGAGCTTCATGCCTTCTGAAATGTTGTAATAGATATTGTCAGGTTTTAATATATCACAGGCTTTATTGAATCCATTCTCAGCGACTATTTCCATATCTTTTTCGTTTGACTGATCGAACAACGGCAGTGTGTTGGAAAAATCCTTCTTCAGGTTCACGTAATCCACGCCATTTACAAACTCTGGCAAAAAGAAATCGTTTGTATAGTTGCGTTCTACGTGGCAAACAGTGGAACCTGTCAGAAACAGATACTTAAGTCGTGCTGAGTAACCGGATCCTTCAATATCCAATGCATACCTGTACTTGCAAATATCATTCATTGGAACAAAGCCTCTACACTGCTGCTGGCCATTTGACGTATTCCAATTGATGGCAACTAGATCAAAATTGTTCTTTTTGTTCTCGAATGTAGTATAAAACTCTTTCCGAAAGGGGTGGTTTTCTATGGCTCCAGCCCAAAACATGCGATTTGAACGTTCTTTCCATTTAGCTTGAAATGCCGATGTAACCATGTCACTATAAAATGTCTCATAAGAACTCACGCCTGCATCTTTCCATTTATCAAAAGCAAAACAAGGAAATGGAATGACAGACGAGTTGTCTTTGAACCAATAGTTAAAAGATATTCTATTGTTAAAAGATTCTCGTATTTGGTTGTCACCGCTCAATGCCATTGGGACGTCATCAATAGAAACAAAAAACTTGCAATCTGGCAATCCATAACGCTCGTGGGATGTTTGAACAAGGTTAACCATCGACTCTTGCCTCCATGGACAAGCAGATCCGACTAATTGGTGATGAAATTGACCGTTCCGTATTTCAATCACTGTACCACCCCAAGCGCAAACATGCGCAAATCGTTTTGTTTTCTCACAAACATTACGAATTCTCTTTTCATATGAGTTTAGAAAGTGTACCATTGCAATTACAAGGATAGATATTATAACCTAGACAAATTGCAATGCGATTAATACACACTAATCTAATAATCATTAAACAAGCAAATGAAATTTGATGAGGCACAATACTAATATAAGAAGTGCCCTCATCTATTACAATAATAGTCAGCTGGTTGGAATGACAAAGCCAGTTCTTCTTTTGGATTTTGATGGCGTTGTTTTGCGCAATCATGCTGCTCACAAGATTGTGGCAAACAGATGCACACGCTATGTCCAAAGTGTCTTACAAATCAGGAATCCCGAAAAAGCTACTGAAGCAAATCGTCATTTATACATGACTTATGGGCACACATACATTGGTCTTCGAAAATTAGGTTACGATATTTCATTGAGAAGCTTCAATAGTTACGTTTATGATGCGATTGATTACAACCACATGTTTAAAAACATCAAGAGTACACATTCTAAAGATATCACTGAGCTGTCAAAGTTTATAGCATTAAATAAAGAACGCGTTGACATACATATCTTCTCGAATGCACCAAACATATGGTGTGATAATGTATGTTCACACATGGGGCTCGACACATTGGTTGGTAAACATCTTTCTAAAGTAACCGATGTTATCTTAAAGCCTAACGCAAAATGTTACGACTGTATCGAAAAACATTTATATGGATACACAAAATTCATTTTTGTCGATGATACAATGATTAATTTTCAACCGATATTGAACCGACCTAATTGGGATAAAATAATTATGAGCCAAGTAGTTCAAGAAACACCAATCCAAATGCGAAGTGACCTGCATCTTGTTTATAACTTTACCCAGGTCCAGCAAGTACTTGACACAAACAATTAAATTTAAATGAGGCTTAAGAAGAAAAAAAGAAAAAAGAAAAAGGCATAAGAGCAACGTATGCAAAATTTGATAGTCAAGAGTGTAAAGTTTTAGTTGACTGATCCAAAGTTCAAATGTCTTTAGCTGCTCAAGTTACTAAAAGCATGTTAACGCTTTGTGAAATGATGGACGATCGAGGTGATCTTGTAGTTAAAGAAAAACTACAACAATTTCTTGGGGGCCAGATTGAAAGTTTGGTGAGCAACAAAACAATATTCACTGTTGATGCAGGGACCCATAGAGTGCTGTATGCGTTGGCGTCAAAGTTCAAGGCATCCGATATTAAAAAGTACTTGGACGGAGAAGTTGAAATGACATCTGTTGAATCCATCATCATCATCGTTCGTGAAAAGATTTCGTCAACAAACCTAAAGACACTAGAAGACATTAAGAACGTGCAAGTGTTCGAGCTCAGGGAGCTGCTCTTTAACATTTCAAAACATTCGTTAGTCCCATGTCACGAGCTGATCGGTACATCTTTGAACGAGGAACTTATTCAGGAGATTATAGACAAACACAATGTAAAGTCGAGGTTTCAATTGCCCATTATTCTTAAAACAGACCCAATGGCCAGGTATTTGAATGCTAAACCTGGAAATATTATAAAGATTACACGATACTCTCCCACTTCGGGTGAACATATTGTCTATAGATGTTGCATGTAGCGCTTCATTTGAGTTTGTTTTGACGAACATTAAGACCCTTAACATCAAATATGCACGACAATATGCTCAGTGTACACAAAAGCAAACATGAATTGGAGAGAGAAAACTCTTGTATTTTTTCTTGACTCATTGTAATAATATGGCTCTTACTGCAGATTTTTCAATCGCCAACATTAAGCTGTTCTCAGACGAGAGCGACATTGATTCTCAACTTCCAACAGAAGCTCTGCGTAACCTTTTCTTAACAATTGCACAGTCAGTAGCTACCTTGCCAAACTACGAAGACGCATCAAGGTTTAAGCAACTGCTCAGGCTTCGTGTTGGCGACCTTTCAACAAGTGAGAAAGGAACCCTCATTGCAATCATTAGCAACACAAATGATAACATTGGTTACAGCACGGCAAGTTCCGCAACCAACCTTTTTGACACATCGTATCAACCATCGCTTTTGCTGTCATCTAACAATGCTGAACTTACGAATAAAATAAAGGCTCGCTTAGCGACTGATCTCGCAACTATTGTATTTGACACGCTTGGCTCAGGCAATCCTGGGGCTATAGAAGCTTACAGAAGCCTAATGCTTAATGTGTGCAAGGAGATCTTCGAGTTCTACTATCCCAAGCTGCGGGTCGCTATGCCTGAGCTTGCATTACCAGAGATCTTTAGTTATGAAAGATACGCTCAAATATTTATTACACACATCAAGACAAACGCATCAAAACAACAAGACACTTTTTTTTCATCGTCAACGACGGACAATACATATTTCAAGGAAGTCCACACCCGCTTGATGCAATACACAAGCAGCGCAGATGCGCAGATAGACGCTGTCCAAAACAATAAGAAAGTAATGCGTATATTCTTATCTTGCTTCTTTCCTTATTTCAACTTTGAATTCTACCTAAACAATATAGCCACAAGGCAGATAACCAGCTTGGATAAGGCTCCTCGTTACTTTTTGATAAGAAGAATTGCAATTCTAGCAGTGTACATGTCACTGTTTTACAGCATGTTGACTATTGCAGGCGAGAGTACAATTCCAACGGATCTACGATCAATAATGGGCACTTTCAACGATGTATTGTTTGCGAATGAGATCAAGCTCATGTACCACAACATGACTTACGCTACTGTCCATCAAGAAGCCACCGAAAACCGTGAGCTCTCAAAAAATCTAAACTACATCACCAAAGATATAACAGTCTCACGGGGAAACCTAACAAAGGCAATGCATAATGATGTTAACATGAACAAAGATTTCAAATCTTCTTACGTCATCATGTTTATTTGGCTGAGTTTGTTGGGCATCACACTTATTGCTTCTATTGTGTTGTATATTTTTAAAATTGAGTTTATGTTTGCATTTTGCATTATTATCATAGGTGTTCTAGGAATATCTGGTATAGTGTCTCTGTCCAAAAAATTCTAATGATAATATAATAGGTATTTTCTCATGTCTATAACCGTTTCAGCGGATGATGCTTTTCTCGATTTCACAAAACGCCTTGGTATCCTGGCGTCTGGTGATTTTTCTGCCACCCCGGAGATGTTTGAGAGGATCGTCCAAGACAACGTACAGGGTTCTGCAATTGATACTCACAACACAGTCAATGAAATTTTTCTGAAGAACGTTTCGTTGTATGTGATGGACACGAACCAATCGCTGCTGTACAATGATGTCACGAATGCAAACGAGTTTCTCAGAGATACCATGACGAAAGAAATCGACAAGTACGCAACGATGCGGGATCGGACTTTCAATACAATACACAAGACCCGCCATAGCTACATGGCAAAGAAATATGCAATGAACTACAACAGATTTTTGACCGTCCTGATCCAATTCACAATTTTCATCACGGTTCTTGTAGCGCTTGTCTTTGGTCTGCACAAAATGTATGATTATTACTCATTGAATACAGCCATATACATTGCTGCACCTATTGTGCTCGTATACCTCCTTATTGTTTTGCTGTTCTACAAGCAAAACCAAGTCAGGCGTCGTGATGATTGGAACAAGTTTTACTTTACATCTTCTCAAGACAAGGCCTCTGGGTCGTGTGCATAGAAATGATGTGATACATCATAGATGTGTACATTCTAAAATTTATAGTAATCTATAGTAAAGATTATAGAATGGACGAAGTTGATGCAAGTTCATCGAAGAAGAAGAAGGCGATCACAATTACACTCATCTGTGTGTTTATCCTTTTGGCCACACTTCTCGTCATTGCAATAACATTGAAAAAAAAAGTATTCATCCTCTTGTTTTGCATCTACGTCATTGCATACTCGACATTCATGTTTGCATTGTTCATCATATACCGTAAAAAACATACCGGTGACTTTAAATACGAGGTGGCAACTTACATAAGCCTCTTCAATATGATATTTGTCCTTACATTGTTCTTCCTAGGACTGTTTATCATTTATAGAAAAAAAAACAGTTCACAATCAAACACGTCGTACAATTGGCCACAGCGCAACTACTGACCTTGGTGGATGTAAACAAAAATGTCTTATAGTTTCTCAACAAAGGTGTTGTCAGTTTCATCCTTTTTAATCTCATTAGAAGCATCAACTACCTCTTCAACTACCTCTTCAACTGGGGCAGTGCTCGCATTCTGTTCTTGCTTAAAATTGTCTTTTGAAAAGCTGCATAAACATGAATCTTTACCAGTCTTTTGTACAATCTTATCAAAGATGCCTTTCATATACTGGACCTCCTCAGTCATAATGTCATTGAGAGTGACATAGATGTCTTTGACATTTGCGAGACGGTCCTTCTCAAGATGCTGCCTCTTGTCCTTCAAACGCCCATATGCATCACGCATCTTACCAACTTGGCTATCGATGCTTGAAGCGTTTTCGTTTTGGTTTGCATTGCAAACAATATTGATAGTCTTTCTAGAACTGACTGTGCAAGGAACACTGGCACGGGACACAGACGATGATGATAGTAACACAGAACGCATTTTATTCTATTGTTATATTTTTTTTATAAATAACACTTAAATAGTTGTTGAGTATGAAACACCAAGTCTTGATGTGAAAACTAAAACTAAAATTAAAACTAAACCCTAAAACTAAAAAGAACCTGAATATATAAACAAAACAAAAGTCTCTCAAATAGTAAAGGAAATGCTAGTTTCACGCATTTTACAAACTACCAAGTTTGCCACTGATGTAAAGCACCGTTTCAAAGCCGAAAAACCCATCCTCAAGAGCGACGCTGAATGGCTAAAGAATAGACTACAGGAAATGGGCCCGACATACATAAAGATTGGACAGTTCATGTCGGCACGGCGGGACATATTTGACAAGCATATTGTCGAAAGCTTGAAAGACCTACAAGACAAGGTGACACCTATTGAAAAGGAGGTTGTCAAGCAAACAATTCAGAATGCGATCGGAGTAGATAAATTTCGAAAGATTGAGATCAATCCAATCGCTTCAGCCTCCATTGGCCAAGTCCACAGGGGAATCCTGCGCGATGGCAAGGAGGTTGTTTTAAAGGTGAGGAGGCCACAGATTGAGGAAATGATAAACTTGGACATCAAGATACTGACGTATTTGTTGGATGCTATCCAATTTATTGGCTTGGTAAACGTAGAGGAAACAAGAGAAATTCTTGAAGACTTTAGAGATTTTGTTCTGAAGGAGGCAGATTACAAAATCGAGTTAGAGAACATGAATCTCTTCTATAAATTTAACAAAGATCACGAGACTCTGGTCATCCCAAGGCCCGTGGATATCCTCTGTACAACAGACATCATTGTGATGGAATACCTCCCATCAAAAAAAATCACGGACTTGAAGCATACTCTCACAGAGTCTCAAAGGACCGAACTTGCGTATAAGATCATGGATCTTTTTGTGATTCATCTGATTAGTGATGGTGTTATTCACGGAGACCCACATGAAGGTAACTTTGGAATTCAGGGTGACAATATTGTAATGTACGACTTTGGTAATATCATAACAATCGATGCAGAACTTCGATCGCAAATGAAAAGACTCGTGTTTGAGCTGATGGTAGAAAACATCGATGCTGCTATTGATGTCTTGAAACAAATCAACGTTGTTAACATTCGCGATGAAGAAAGGCTACGTGTTTACTTGAAAAAATACATAGAGTACTTCAAGACTTTAGATATCAAGGTGTTCAAGTTTTCTGACAAAGAAATGTACTCTACGCTCCCGATCAAATTAGATGGTGTCATCTTTAGACTAATTCGCGCGTTTGGGATGATCGAAGGGATTTGCAAAGATTTGGATCCAAACTTCAACTACAACACGGTATTCATGAAATATTTTGATATGTTAATTATGGATCCTGGATTTGTTGAGTATAGGATCCGTACCGACATACGCTCTATCTTGAAGGGCATAATGAAAGCTTTTTGAATGTCGGCAAAAAGATTAGACAGCGCGATTAGTCGAATGGAATATGTTAAATCGGTAGACTCCATCAACATGCTTTGGGCTTTTATTATTATCGGTTTTGCAAACATAATCATTTGCAAAAAGCCTTTCTTATCAATTTTAAACTTGTGATAATGTAGCTTGAATAGGACTTGATGTGGACAACGCTTAGGCATGACGGCGTTCTTTTCCCACCCGAATATAACGAACATGGCGTTCGACTTTTATACAACAAGAGACCCGTCACGCTTACGAAAGACCAAGAGGAGATCGCGACAATGTTCGCTGCATTTTACGTAACAGACTATGCTAAGAATCCAATATTCAGGACCAATTTCTGGGCGGGCTTCAAAAAAACTCTCGGTGCAAATCACACAATCCAAAACCTAGATAAATGCGACTTCCACACCATCTATAAGCACCTCTTGAAAGAGCGTGCACGGAAGCAAGCGTTGCCGAAAGAAGATAGGATACAGATGAAAAAACTGCAAGAAGAACGCGAATCTTCCTATAAAGTAGCATTTGTGAATGGCAAGGAAGAAGCAGTGGGGAACTTTCGCATTGAGCCGCCTGGTTTGTTCAGAGGCAGAGGGGATCATCCTTTGATGGGAACCATTAAGCGGAGAATCTACCCTGAAGATGTCACTATAAATATTGGTGTAGGGGAGCCAATCCCAAAGCACCCTTACCCTGGTCGTGCATGGAAAAATGTAATACATGACAATACTGTGACTTGGCTTGCAAAGTGGTCTGACACAGTAATACACAATGATGTGAAGTACGTGTTCTTGGCTGTGACATCTGCAATCAAGACAAAAAGCGACTTTGCAAAGTACGAAAAGGCAAGAGCCTTAAAAAAGATGATTCGAAAGATAAGGGCTAACTATGAAAGAGACCTTCGACCCTGTGGTAATCCCAAACAAAGAGAAATTGCAACAGCAATGTATTTGGTCGATCGATTGGCCTTACGCGTGGGCCATGAAAAGTCCAGCGCTTTTGAAGCAGATACGGTGGGAACTTGCACTTTGAAAGTTAAGCACCTACAAGTCATCCCACCTGCGGCTATCAAACTAAAATTTCTTGGAAAAGACTCTATTTGCTATGAAAACACGACCAAAGTGGCTCCAAATGTGTACGCCAATTTGAAAGAGTACACATATAGAAAGAATCCAGATGGTCTTGTGTTCAATAATATAGATGCTGTTCATTTAAACAGGTATTTGAATAGCATAATGGATGGTCTGAGTGCAAAAGTGTTTCGTACGTACAATGCTTCTGTAACTCTAGATAGACTCCTTTCGACAAGCCAATGTGCTAATATGAGCATTCCTGAAAAACTGGCAATTTATGAGAGAGCAAATAAGCATGTTGCCGTACTCTGTAATCATCAACGCGCTATCTCTAAATCGCACAGCAAACAGGTTAAATTGTTGAAACAGAAAATCAAAGAGCTACAGAAAAGGGCATCAAAATACGACGACCCTAAAGCACAGGAACAAATTACAAAGTTGAACCTGAAATTAAAGCTAAAGGATGAGATGAAAACAATTGCACTTGGAACAAGTCGTGCAAATTATATGGACCCCAGGATCACAGTGGCCTGGTGCAAAAGGTGCGATGTTCCTTTAGAGAAAGTATTCAGCAAAACCCTGATCTCGAAATTTAATTGGGCACTTGACTCACAACCAAGTTTTACTTTTTAGAAAAAATGACTCGTGAGGTTGCCAAAAAGCTGCTTTTTAAAATGGAATTACATCATGTCGTATTTGAAATTGCGGAAGAATACTTTTGATAAGGAGCATACATCCCAACAAAGTAGGGATTTTCGATGATAGGGTTCGGGTCGTTAAGTGGGATGGTCGATAGATAGGGGCATTTAGGATCATAAACATTGGCATTTGTATCAATACTGAATTTGTGTACATCAGACAATCCTTCATCTACATTTTCCTCAACTTTTACATTTTCCTCAACTTTTACATTTTCTTGTTCTTGTCGAACATTTTCGATGAAGTTTTCATTTTTAATAATTTTTGCACGAGACAAGTCGACATATTGAATATTTGTACTGCTGATATTAGTCTTGTTGCTGAAATAGAATTCGTTATTTTCAGCTCGTTTTTGGAAGCATATCGTTAGCATGATACATGACAAAATAAGACCTGTCAATGGATCCATCGTAGTAACAATTACAATCGCTACCACGAAAATGATAAAGAAGTGAGTTGATAAAAGGTGACCAGCGTATAGACTACTGTTTAAAAGCACAACTGCGACAAATATTATCAATGATACAAGCCGCGCGATTTGCAAGAGGTTTAAGGATTTGGCAATATATAGACAATACTGGTTGTAACTCATCTCGTATATCTGTATTCCAATATAATTAGTTTGGTCAAACTAATGGACATTGCAGGAAGTGCATCCTTGTCTATTAGGGGTTATGGCATCTCAAAAGATTGCATGTCCGTTTCAATGCTCGATTCCATTAAGAAAGAGTTGACTGTACAACCTACAACGAATGGAATGATGACAACGGGAAATCAATCGCAGCAAGTCTTCCGGTTGTACATGGAGAGCAGTAAGAAGTTGTACGTTCCAAAGTATTATGGGTTGTCCAAGTTTGGCTCACCTGGTACAACAAAGGTGCCTGAAGGTTTGGATATTGACTTGAAGTTCACAGGTATACTACGGGATGAGCAAAGGCAGCCCATCGATGCATTTTTGAGTGCTTGCAAAGATCCGTCAAAGATGGGTGGCATTATCAGCCTAAGCTGTGGAGGAGGAAAGTGTTTGGCAAGGGACACACCACTCATCATGATCAATGGTGATACAAAAATGGTGCAATATGTTCAAGTTGGTGACATGCTTATGGGTGACGATTCACAGGGTAGGGAGGTGGTATCAACATGCAGAGGTTCAGAGGCTTTGTATTGCATCGTTCCACATTCTCCACTGTTCGATAGTTACGTTGTGAACGAGTCACATATTCTTACACTTAAAAACTCATTCGGATGTTGTGATGTCCCACTGAGTCAGTTTTTGAAACTTGACGAGCAACAAAAGAAAGAATACAAGGGATTCGCATGTACTGTCAGTTCTTTTGGTTGCAATACGAATACAAACTTTGCAAAACAGCAAGTATGTGTGAACGAAATTGCAACAGAGCTCTTAACGGTATGCTATAACTATAATATCTGTGAGAATTCTGTTGAAAGATTGGATCACCTTCTATATAATCTGAACAGTCTCAAATGCAGTGATTTAAAAACTCGCAGGTCTTTTATTGACGCAATTGTTGGGGCTGTTGATAATAACTCATTTTCATTTGAACCTGAATATGAATTGTACTACTACGATGTATGCTGTAACATTTGCAGGATTGTTGAGTTCATTGCAAGGTCTGTTGGGATACGGACAGTAAACTGCGATACATCAATCATATTTGATGAATCTGGGACATCAACATATGATTTTCATATTGAACCAATGGGTCACGGTGAGTATTACGGGTTCGAAGTCATTGGAAATAACAGGAGATTTTTGCTCGGGGATTTCACAGTGACACACAACACTGTTTTGGGGCTGTATGCAATTCATTCGCTAAAAAAGAAGTCCATGATCATCGTTCATAAGGATTTCCTGTTGAGCCAATGGAAAGAAAGAATTGAGCAGTTCCTTCCATCCGCAAGAGTGGGTTTGATAAAAGCAAAAACATTAGATGTTGTAGATAAAGATATTATTATTGCTAGCTTGCAAAGTCTCAGTATGAAAGACTATGATCCTTCTATATTCAGTGACATTGGTTTTGTAATCATAGATGAGGTTCACAGGACCGGAACGGAAGTATTTTCGTCAGCTTTACACAAGATCAACTTTAAATACGCCCTAGGCTTGTCTGCAACAGTTCAACGAAAGGACGGGATGACGAAAGTCTTTAAATGGTTCATTGGTGATGTTATATACAACAAGAAACGAACAGCTGATAATGTCATAGCTGCTGTGTGTCAGTATTATAACAAAGATACAGATTACTGCAAAGAAGAGATGATATTCAACGGCAAGCTTAACCTTTCGAAGATGATCAACAATGTATGTGACTACCTTCCCAGGTCTGAATTTATTGTAAGATTGATTGTGAAAGCTATACGAGAAAGTAAAATGACAAGGAAAGTCTTAGTTTTGAGTGACAGAAAAGCACATCTTGCAACTATCAAAGCCCTTCTAGACAAGATATCTAATGAGACAATCACAAGTGGCTTCTATATTGGCGGCATGAAACCGCTCGCTCTCAAAGAATCAGAATCTAAACAAGTTATTCTAGCGACATTCAGCTTTGCGAGTGAAGGTTTTGATGCTAAGAACTTAGACACACTAGTCCTTGCTTCTCCCAAGACAGACATAGAACAGTCTGTCGGCAGAATCTTGCGTGAAAAGGAATCTGACCGTAAAAACATCCCTGTCATCTTTGATGTTATGGATATGTTCTCGGTATTTGAGCGGCAAGGAGAAAAACGTAAAAAGTACTATAAGAAACTAAAGTACGTTATTAAAATGTCATCATCAGAATGTGATGGAATTGATCTTATAGATGAAGAGTGTCGAATCAATGAAAACAATGGTAATCATGCTGACGATGAAGATGATGATGACTGTGGTGAGGGAGCGGATGTATGTCGAGCTGAAAAAACTACAGTTAGTACAACACCGAAAAAAGGCAAGAAGATAAGTGCGTCTCTGAAGCCTGGTCAGTGTATAATTCTTGAAGATTGAAATAGATCCTGAAGATATACAAGACTTTAATGCTTCCTAGGCATATGCCTAAATAACAAAATATTTTTGTGTATACAATATAGGTGTATTTGTCAAACCTACATTATATATGTTGTCAATGGCAATCAAGAATACGATTCTTATGGTGTTGATCATTTTGATTTTTCATTTCTTGATAAAAAACTATCTGATTGAGAAGAGTGTGGAAGCTACATTCCATGATACTACCACAAAGAGTACTGGGAGTGTGTCCGATGTGTCGTTACAGTTAGTTTCTAAAGAGGAACCTATTAAGCCCCCTGCTCCTTTGCCTCTTGAAATAAAAGACAAGATTGTTGTGGAGAACATGATGAACTCTGTCATCCTAGATCCACTACCATCAGCAGTAAAAAAGCTTGACCAACATGAAGATGACTTGTTGAAGTTTGTGTTTGGTAACGATGCAAAGCCTAGTGCTGCTGTATCGATGCTTAATGATGTCGTTACAATTGAGGAGCAAACCTCAAATGATCCTTCAGAATCAAGTGGGGTGAAAAACTTTAGCATTATTAAACAATATGACAATGAAAACATTATGAATGGTGGATCTATATTCCAGGGAATACAAGGTTTTGAGTTGGGATCCGATGCAAATTTCCAGTCTATTGACGGATTCCTTTCCACTTGACACAATTTTAAAAATTGATATAAGTACTTGACATGTCAAGTAAACAACCATGCATCTTGGAGAGATCTCATTTTGTGACAAAGTTGCATATAATATAAAATCTGATGATTACAAAAAAACAGTCCTTGATGATTTGTACAATCTTTTTGGCTTTAAAGTAGTGCAAAAACACTTTGACAAATTCTCAGAAATGTCAATGACAAATTTGTGTAAAAACCCACATCTTTTAACGGTACGTACAAACGGAAACCCATACCTTTTGTACCTAACCAAGTATAACTTTGCAAACCAATGTATTTTCATAGACAAAAAGATCCAGCACGGATACTTCTATCCTCGCATGATCATCGCTAAACTTTGGTTTGATGATAGCCTGTTTGAAGGCACACTACTGGATGGTGAAATGATTAAAACAAACGATGGCTCGTGGGAATACATCATTAATGACATAATCTCAGAAAGACGGAATGATATGAATAAAGTCAACATCGCCAAACGTGCTACCCGTCTGTATGAAATCCTGTCTTCAATGTACATTGAGGATGACACATGCTGTTGTAAAATAAGAGTGAAAAAGTTCTTCACCTATGAGCAACTGCCGTACATCATCAACGAGTATATTCCATCCTTGGACTACACATGCAGAGGCATCTACTTCAGACCTTTGTACATCAAGTTTAAAGATGTACTGATGAATTTCGATGACAATCTGATCAAAAAAGTAATACGAACAAAGTATAAAGATTTGCAAAATACTACCTTCCTGACACAAGATATCGTAAAAGCGCAAGATGAAAAGTATTGTGATAGTTTTTCAAACGAGAGTAGTGAGAAAGAATTTGTGTCACATTCACATCCTGATTCTAAAAAGGCAATCGACCTGAAAGACAACACCGTGTGCAAATTCTTTATTAAAAAGACAAATCAACCGGATATTTACGAGTTGTACGGCCTTTCTGATACACAGACAAATGAACTTGCATGTGTACCCGACTTGAAGACCAGTAAAATGCTGAGGAGCGTCTTTATCAATTCGACTCTTACTGATAAGAAATTGTTTACATGCTCGTTTTCTAGTCGCTTTTCAAAATGGATTCCTACTTCTCTACTAGATAACTAATAGCTGTTTGGATTGCACTACATGCAGATTCTAAATCTACATTAGAGTCATGGTTGTAATTCAAAAACACCTTTCTTACAATCATTTTGTTCTCTGGAAAATACTGGACATCAAAGTTAATATATAAACGATTGTTCACACGGAGAACCAATCGGTTTGTGTAAAACACAGAGTGAATGCTTGTTGTGGACGGGAAAGCGTGAAACGGATGCTTTTCTTTTTGGACATACAATGTAATGATTCCTTTGTTGATATGGTGTTCAGTATTCACAGAAAGTACTTTTTTGCAGAAGACCTTGTGTTCCTTGTGGTCATAGTTTTCTAGCACTAGATCATTGCATACATAAGTCTTGAATGATTTTTGAAAATACTTCAGATGTTGGGATTTGACACGCGATAGGCATGTATTGAAGAATTCCTCAGAAACATTGATGTCATATGCATCAAGATCACTCTTGAATTCATCTGTCTGCGAATCTCGAAACTCTTTTGTATTGGGATCAACGAACAACATCTCGATATAATTGCACGATTCCGGCGCTTGCTTAAGATCTGCCATTGTTCTAAAGAACTATCTAAAATAAGACTCTCTCGATTATATTACAATGGGACTGTAATCGGACACTATAAAAGCAGTCGGCTTCTTTGTCACTTCAATTTCTTTGTTCTAGAAGCTCTCTTCATATATACTTTTTTTAAGGATTTTAAAGATACGTAAATACGTGAATACGTGGTTTTACTTTTGGAATGAGTGTCAAAACTCAATGTTGTTGTAATGGAAATTCTTTCAATGGTTGGTCTCTAATTTGGTGGCGCTAAAATTTGAATCTAACCTTACTTAAGCGCAAAAGATTAACCTTGTTTAGAAGTAATTTTTGTCTACGCTTTGCACAGCATTGACTTTGACTACCATTCAAATGGTAGATGAATATCGTAAAAAAGCTTTTGATGCTATTAAGGAGAGAACTAGCCTAACACATGACATTGCATTGGATCTTGAGATTGGTATTTACAACTGGGCACTTGACTTTTCCGATAAAAACAAAATCATCAAGAATTGGAAGAACAATAAGTTTGCAGAGCTATACCATAGCAAGTTAAGATCTGTTATCACTAACATTGATAAGAAGAGTTATGTAGCAAACTCGCGTCTGCTTGATAGGCTCCTAGAAGATGAGTTCCTACCCCATGAGATTCCGTTCATGAAACCCGCAAATGTCTTTCCGGAAAAGTGGAGGTCAATTATTGACACAAGGCTGAAGAAAGACGAGCTAATCTTCCAAGAGAAACCAGAAGCAATGACAAACTTGTTCAAATGTGGCAAATGCAAGAAAAGAGAGTGTGTTTACAAAGAGCTTCAAGTTAGATCGTGTGATGAACCCATGACTCTTTTTATCACATGTCTCAACTGTGGAAACAGGTGGCGTATTTAGATTTATAGGATCATATCCTCTAGACGGTAATATTCTTTCTTTCCGTTAGGCAGTGTTCTACCTAGCATAAACGGGATTTTACGCTCTTCAAGCTCCTTGAGAACAATGTCGCGGATATTTGTAATGCCTGTTGTGTCTACATACGCATGCGCCCCACGTGCAATTTGTTCCAGACGCATTCCGATAACTTTGGTCCTCTCGTACTTTGTGATGATATTGTTTGATATGTTTTCTTTTGGGTTGTAGTTCTTCATAATGTCAGCATAGTTTTCAATAATTTGTGGCATTTGTATGTTGCAAAGGGTTCCTATTGTTCTTATATAAAATTAATTATTGTTGTCAAATTTTTCAAGCTTTTGTTTTTAGGTTGCAATATGATGTTACAATGTTGTTTGAGTTACTCCTCAACCCTCCAAAAGTTCTCACAATTGCAGCAGAAGTATAGGTATTTCATATTTGCTGCGTCATACTTGATATAGATCACTTCCGGTTTGGCTTTGTTTTTTTTCTTTTCACATTCCACACAAGGAATGTTGTTGACTCGGGGCAATGTCATATCATATTTGATATTCGGGGTCATGAATACGCTATAGTTCCGAGCATCATCCGAGTAGTTTATATCAACGATACAGTTATCGTCGAGCTCTGACTTGGTAGCACCATTTGTATGTTTCTCAGCTATCAGAGGTAACGAAGAAGTGTCCTTGTTTTGTGTCCTCGTAAAGTTGCAATTTTTACAGTAAAACACAAGACCTTCGTCTGTATCAACCTTCACATAAAGCATGTTATCACAAACATCGCAAAACTTCATCGTTTCGAATCCTGTGTCTCCTAATCAGTTGTAAGATATGTTTTGTTTATATGGTATCATCATTGCTCTTGACAGATTCGAATTTTATGTCTATACAATACATTTGCGTCAAATTCAAAATGTTTTATATATCGGAATGTTTAACAACAATAACAAATGGCAATTCAATTGCACGTTTATGTCATTCACGCCAAATTCCTTGCAGTTCGGAAGCCCATTATTGACACATTCTTTGAAAAACTGAATGACTCACAATTATTCGAGGTTACAAGTGAGTTTATTACAGAGCATGATCCCCAAGACGTGATCTCGGGTGATATTAGATCACTGATAAACATTAACAAAACAAACCAGCCGACAGACGCTTTCGACGGTCTAGTAAAAAATCTACATGTTAAAAATATTTCGAATGCTCTCAAACATAAAGAAGCATTCAAGAGGATTTCTGAACAGAAAGGCAAAGGCTTGTCGCTTGTTATCGAGGATGATGTTGTGTATGGAGAGGATGTTGCGACAAAGCTCGCTGCACTCATCGATGACATTGGCAAACGACTCGTAGATTGGGACATTTGTTACTTGGGACTACCTCAGCCAATGAACACACAAAACACGAATGCCATACGGCCGACAAGTGATCTGTTCAAACTTCTTCCTTGTATTGAATCGTACCTAGTGCATTCATCTGCTGCAGAGAAAATATACAAACAATTCCACCCCATTAGATTTGTAACAAACATTCACATGTCTTACATCTGTGCAAAGAATCCTGAAATTAAAAACATGATGTCGACGAGCAACATATTTATTGATGGTACGAAATTCGGAGTTTATCTGAGCACTCTGGAGCCAAACAACAAACTGTTCCTCAACACAGATTTTGTAAAACTATCACAAATTGTATTGAAAAATGAGACTGTCCTCACAAGCGAAGAAATCAGTACTGCAAATGCTATCATAACAAATATGAAATTTAAAAACCACCCTGACGTTGTTTCACTGCAAGCTCTCCTCAAGGAAAAACAGGGGGAGTATTCTGAAGCTAAAACACTGTTTGACACCGCATACAACACTTACATGAACAATGAATGCATAATCAACAACGAAAGCGAATTTATGATTCATTATACAAGAATTTTTAAATACTCACAAGACTAGAGAAGCTTGTAGTATTGTCATGATATAGAGATAAAAGTGTTTTTAGTAATCACTACTACTCTTCACAGGATGCGCATTTTGTTTCTTTATAATGCATCTTGCTTGTTTTACTATTTATTTTTGATTGCACCCATCTGAGACCTAAAACAAGAATGGGAAACATGAGTAGTAAAACAATCGACATTTTGAACACGATCCACAGCAAAGGGGTATATTTCTTTGTCATCTTAACAATTCACCTGTATACATTCATATATATGTGTCAAATGTTTAACGAATGCAATTAAAAAGAAAAATGCAAAAAATGAAAATTTGAGGGTTGAACTCTATTATATACGATTTATACTAATCTTTGCTAAGAACGTAGCGGATAAATACGATAGATCCTAATAGCACAGCCCTCAATTCATACATGAGCATGTTACTGTTGAAGTGTCTTGGTCTTACCATGATATTCGCAGGCTAGACCTTCTGTAATTAATACTTTGCCAATGTCAATCATGTCATGAAATGTGAACACGTTTGCCAGCAATCGGCCATATTTATCGTTCTTGAAACACTCCAGGTAAACAATCGTTTTGTTGGTTGTAAAATATTCTTTTATCTCTTTCCTACTAGATAACTCGCGGTGCTGTGAATTGTTAGGTTGAATCAGATGTATAATACGTTGACGACCTTTGATTGCTAACTCTTTTATTAAAGGATCTTTGCTTGTTATTTCATATGCATCCATGTCGTTTAAACGCACATGAAACTTGTACACTTTATCTAAACATTTCAACAACACTGTAATTGTATCGCCATCATGAACATTCACAACGCGGGCAATGCAAGAATGTCCGTTCAATGAAAAATCAGGAGCATTATCAGTGTTTAATAAAAGCTCGAGATCACAATCATTATACGTATAGTTTGGAAGAGTCGTCTCTGAGTCCATACAGTGTTTTAAATTACTAATCAATAAAAATATAAAAATATAAAAAAGTAAATAAAGTAAATAAATTGTTTATCCCTAATACCTATACACTATTATAAAACGGTCTATATTCACATATCCCATTAATTTGCAATTTGGCAACTACCAACATAAAAATTTGTTGTGGTATATGTTCTTTCCCTGACAAATCTTGAAAAAGACTTTTGCTATGAGTGATCAGCTGAATGAACAGTCACCTGAGAAGGAATTATTTGAACTCAAAACAAAATTGTCATTTTATGAACTTGAAATAAGAAATCTTACTTTAAAGCTTGACTCACAAACACATCTGTTACTTCAATTACAAAACATCTTGAATGATCCCACACAAAATAACAATACTACAACATGCATGTCAAAACAAAAAGGCAGTTCTGCTGGTAAAAAAAAGATGATGTCTAGGCTTGCTCTGGACAAGCTCGATTTCTATCATAAACACAAAGATGATAAAGACATTCAAGATCATTTCAAAGCAATCAAAGCAATCATTCCTAAAGGATCAAGCATTCCATGGCACTGGATAAAATGTCTGACAGACAACAAGTTTATTGAAAGCCTCTCGACATCAATTGAGAAAAACAAGAGTAATGATGGAAAACGTAAATCATCTTATGCCGCCTGAATGAACGAGTCCAACTGCGATACTTGAGTCACAACTATAGCCCCAAATTGAAATATTGTAAGCGGTGGAGCATATGTTGCATCAGGCTCATATCCAGGAAACACTTGTACAACAAATGAATCATCAATTCCCAAAACAAAATTACGAGAGTCGCAGCCTTTCAAGTAAAGAAGTGTTTTGGAGTTGTTGTAAATATTAGTTATTTGTAGTCTCCAACTGATGTCCATATCATTGATACCACGAGTTGTTCTCCAACCATAAGAAGAAACATTGTAGAGACCCGGACTATTGCACGTAAAGACACCCGTAGACACCTCAATATCAATAAAAAAGCTCACTGTTTGAGAAGAATACAACAATGTCCCGACTGATGCAAACACTGCATGTAGAGGCACACAATAGCCAGACTTTGTACCGACTAATTCATGACCCCTGGTTTTTATTTTACCGTTTAGTAACATATCACCTCCAAGCGTCAAATCATTTTCAACTTCTAACTTTCGAGCTCTCACAACATCAATACCAATTATTTCTTTGGAACATATTGTTCTGAATGCATTAAACAAAGAACCTAGATCTATAGTATTGTCTTGGAATGGTGTAACATTTGATGTAAGAGGACCTACTTTTGGTATATACGAAAGAATACTACCACTTGTTTGAATATTCCCATTTACAATTAGATTGTTCGTATGGATGGTTCCATCTACATAAATGTCGGTATCAAACTCACATGTTGATGTAGCTTTAAGTTCAGAACAGAGGATGTTATCCTGGACATCAAGATTCCCATTGCACACAATATTATTTCCAATGTACAATGTATCAAAAAACCCCTCTCTAAAAGGAAAGTTTGGTGCTCCTATATCAATGTGGTGTGGTATTTTTGGTGAAAGATTAGACAGCAATGGTGAAATAATTGGCGTAAAGAGTGTTGATTTATATCCGTACAATTCTCCTACAATCAATACATCAACGACTGCACTCTTGAGTGACATGTCAATCAAACCACCAAGTTGCTCAACAACGTCAGCTGGGATTGGCGTATTCGAAGAGCTTTCCGGCGTAGGGTTTATCCCTACTTGCCAATCATCATAAGGAAATTGAAAAACCGTGTCCGGTCTTGTTAGAGCTAGACGCGCACCAGCAAGAGATTGCAATGCGTGTATGTTATACCCATACATGTTTGCGAACCTCACATTTGGATGTCCAATGTTGTAGGTATTGTTACTCGCAGGAACAATGTGTGAATTCAAGTTACTAAAGGCAAGTTTTTCGTTTGTTTTGATATTTGTCAACATGCTACCATCACCCACGAACTTGTTTGCTTCGACATCTCCTATCGCTGTCAATCGCCTTGCGAATACATTATCAAAGTATTGTACAGGGTTTCCAAGAGTAATCTGGCTCGTTGCAGGAAGTATTGAAGTTGAGAGATTGTCGAATGTGAGCTGGTTTCCACTTCCGATGTAATGGGCAGCACTAATTCCACCGCTCAAGTTGATATTGCTTGTATATATTTCTCGAAACCTTTTGTTCAATGAACCAATTTCTCTCAGACATGTTACGTCCGGAATAATATTACATCCAAATCCTTCCCAATCTATTACTGGAAGCGAAAGGTTTGTGATGTCTTTTCCATCGCCAATAAACTTAATAGCTCTCACTTCACCTTGGGCATTAATGTTGTTGGTATAGATTGTCCCCCATCGAAGATCGTCAGTTCCAAGATTTATAGCTGCACGTGATGGAACCAACGCATTTCTTCGGTTATTGATGAAACTCATTCGATGTGAGCACAACTTCTACTATGTATTTTGAAATTGTTTATGTATGAATGATCTCATCGAATAACACATATTAGGACAATTGACAAATGAAAATATCTTATAGGTTGTACTTCAGTTTACACATACCATCTTTGATATGAATAACATTGTACCCAACAGCATAAATATTCACATAGATTTTTTCCCCATCGTCAATGTAATCGTCCATGAACTTGATCTTCAAGATGGCAGAATCTACACGAGAGAAATTCATCGTCCCTGAAGATTGATGAGACTCTGGATGAATAGCGAAGCTGTAGACACATATACCTCCATTATCCGGAATGGCTGTATGATGTTGGTAAGGTTGAATGAGATTAAAATATTCGCCTGTTAGCTTAGCAAACCTATCTGTTCCATTTACCTGCAGGACTATGTTTTCAATTGGAACAAGATTGTCCTTGTATGTATAATTAAACCAATCTTTGTATGCCTGCGTCCTGTATATATCTTTTTGAATGACCCAGATGATTTCCTTGATAGGGTTTGTAAAGTGAAGGTCTATATGTGCATTGACATGCGTTGTTGAATTATTTACATTCATTTGGACCTGCTCTATAATGTACTCTTGGTCGAGATTTTTGAACAACTTACGTTCATCTACATCCAGGTAAATGTAGTTGCACAAAACCGTTGTAGCTACGATAGGAACCTCTATCGATGCATTTATTGCACACTCCTTGAAGCTCTTGAAGTGGACACGTATCTTGACTTCGTGGAATGATAGAGCAATAAGAGGCAGTGACAGGCCCGAGTGTTCACAAAACCAAAATGATAAAGGGATGTAAAGTACTTTGGATTCCGTCGGATCCACATCAAAACCAATCATAAAGTCGTATCCATTCCGTTTGCTGTGCGAGAGGCTCAGTTGATTGTATAAGTATATCCACTCTCCTGTGTAGCTATCAATTACCTGGCCACCTATTTCAAACTCAATCTTGTTGATCATAGCAAGGCCGATGTAACGAACCCATGATGCATTCTCATTTCCTACGAGATTTGCTAGTCTGGGGAGTTTTATTTGAAGGTAAACATTTGAAAGCATGTCCCCATGGTGATGAATAATGCTGGTGCTCGAAGAACCCCATGCTACAACATCCGTAAACAACATTTCTTTTGTTTCCATGGCAAAGTTGGTGTGCTTTCGAAATGCATACTTGTAAAAAGATATCTGTGGATTGCCGGTAAGATACTCGTCTTGTTCGCCTCTTGCGACCAGCTGAAATATACCTGCAGTCATCAAGAACACTACTACTCTATGATACGTTTTGTTTTATTTGTTTTTACACAAACTATACTTAGATATCTTTCATGTCTTGCGAGGTCCCTTAATAATTTTGCGGCGTCCTGCAGTAAAGTCAGATGGCGGTTGAACAGTGGGAGCTTCAGGAGGAGGAGGTGATACACTCGTCGCTTCGTCGAGAATGTCAATGTTTCGTTCAACATTAAGTGGTGGAGATTCGACTTGGGCAACGGGTTCAGTGAGTGGTGTAACAGTGGTTGCGTCAACGTCAACTGTTGAGGATGAGGGTGACGGTGAGACTATGATTGGGGATGAGACAATAGGCGGCTTAACTTGCTCAACGCATGCCTTTAGAATTAATTCTTTAAGTGAGCTTTCTTGCTCAAACATCATTTGTTGAAGACGGGCAATAACATTCCCTTCGACTTCTGAACATTTGTTCTCTGTAAAAGCCTTGATATCATACATGTTATTGTCAATGCGTTCTTTAATAGACCGGTTCATGAACTGTTCTGCTTTGAATACAACTGAAGTTTCGATGAGTGAACGTTCTTTGGAAATATCATCGCGACACTGTGCAAGAGCAGTACGAATGTCACTCATGTTACGCGTCAGGTCACGCACACTCGTTTCAATCGTATCGACACGCTTGTTTTGAGATTCAAAAGTAGCAATAGCGACATATGAGGCTTGGTTAGGCATTGACGAAGGTGTGACCACACCATTATTCAATTGAAGTTCCAGCGCATCGACCTTGGTTTGCAAACTAGACAAAAGCGAGAGACTCTTGTTGATTGCTGATACAATTGTGCTGTTAGACATGGTAGATGTGATATTATTTTGCTTTGAATATGGCAACGATGAAAAAAACATGAATCTGGACACACAATACATGGAAGCAAAATTTGAAACCATATAAAATGTCAAGTCTTTAATAGATAAGCATACAATCCTATACAACTAAGATGATCATCCCAATCAGGTGTTTCACATGTGGTAAAGTACTCGCTGACAAATGGAATTTTTACTTGAAGAAATCTACGGAGCTAGAGACGGAATATGAACGTAAGCAAAAGGACGCTCTTCGTAACACGGACAAAGATGGTAATGATAGTGATGAACCCAAAGAGAATGATGATGAGAAGAAACATAGGAAGAAAATGAAGAATTTTGATCCCGTCAAAAAAGGAAAAATTCTTGACGAACTTGGTCTCGTTAAAATGTGCTGTAGGCGTCATCTGCTGACGCACATCGATATGATTGAGATTATCTAAACAAAAATAGTTTTGTACTTTAGAATACATTGATTCGAAGGATGGACCCACAACGAGAGTACAAGGATTTGCTTAAACTGGTTGATCAAGAAGACAAAACACAGGAAGACATCTACACAGAACTGTTAAAGCGTGAAGGCAAAGTATTAGACGTGGTTTCAAGAATGATGACACAAGAACGTCTAGAAGACACTACTTCTACAATGTTTCTTAATTCGTCAATTCTTGATCTGGTCGCAAAATTTTCATTCACATGGACTAACATTTTCACTGAAATGGTAGTTGAAAGAAAATACTCCGATTGGATTAACGTATTGTTTAAAAAGGAAAGGAAAATACATGTCGGTATAATGTTTTTATTTATTGCATTCTTTTGCTTTATGATTTCTATAAGTCAGTGATTTTAAAAGAAGACAAAATCGTGAACATTTTTTAGTTGACTAATGTAACCTGACCAAATTGTGTGGAAGTCTGGAGAAATGCAGATGGATGATGATCATACATATTACTTGTTTTTTGGCGCAAGTGTCATGTTGCTCGTGCACACGATTCTAACTAGTGAAAGAAGCAACGCTGTCATTATCATAGCAGTACTTGCGATTGTTGTCTACAAAGGATACGAATTCCACATCGATAGCAAGAAAGACAAATCTTCAGTAGTAAAGTATGTTGAAGGGTTGTCTACAAAAACGAAACAATATGATGATCTTGAAGGAGAACTACCAACAACTCACAAGTATAGTGTCGCAAATGCATTTATTTCAAGTGATCGCACATTGCATGATACATTGTTGAAGTTGAAAAAATACAAGGAGATTGACATAGAGTCTCACGATAACACAATTCGATTACTGATGAAATTCTACGAATTGTATGCAAACATTTTGTCTGGCAAAAAGGAGATCCGCAAGAATATAGTCGTGCTTGTTGACACGCGTAGGTCAATTCTCAACTCAGTATCTACTCTATATGTACAGTTAGAACACACAAAACATGGAAATAATATAAATAGAATCATTACATCCCTACAAGCGGCAACTTGGAAATGCATGAACGTTTTAAAAAACAAATACGGTATTATTGACTATGTTGCACCTATTGCATCAAACATGGCTGGTACAGAGAATGAGCTTTTTTAAAGACGTACTGTACATTATTTACCAAGTCCCTCGTCTACCGTTCCTTTTTATTTGTCTGTGAGATTACAAACCACAAGAACTTTTTGACAATGTTTCTACCAGGAAAAGATTTTCTCAGGGTTGTTTCATCGAGGCTTCGACTTGATGAAAATGATTTTGATAGTGATGATTGTGGGCCGTTTGATGACCCATGTTTGATGGAAAACATTGATGTCGAACCCTATAATATAACATGGAATGCTCTTAAAAACAAGGAAAACTGGAGATTTCGAGAAGGACTACAAAGGTTCATAAATGTTATTTCACATAGGCTTGAATTCGATGAGTTTATCATACATGACCAAAATGTGTTCATTGGTTGTATAGACAAGCAGCTGATGATGATCATTGCAATGCAGATTTACATGGTGTGATTTTATGCCTTACAATGCATTCATCTCATACAAATTTGAAATTTAAGAATTTAAACCAAGCTCGTCACAATAGCCAGAGTTATTTGTAACACTTACAATGCATATAACAATCCGGGCTTGGAAGTGTTGTTTTAAGAAACCCAAAAAGTCAGAAACAATAACAATGGAATTCGACGATTTGCGTTGCTTATCCCCTTTATTTGACTTACTTGCACTTGACGAGCAAGCCCCACTACTAGACCTCCGAAAAGAGAGGATTCCTATTAACATTGAAATGGTAAGAGGAATATGTATGTTGTCAAAACAACAATCATTGCCGACGTTTGGAAAACTAGGTAGCTATGTTCAGATTATTAAACTGTTAAAGTTCATCAAATCACCGCCTATTTGGACATCTCTAACATGTGCACTGATGAGGAAAGACAAGATTTTAAAAATGGCACTCGTTAAGTGTATAATCAAGAGAAAACATCAAGGTCAAAACATCATTGTTGACGTTCAATACATGCATATGTACGATCCGGGTCATCCGCTCGTATTGTCAGCATATAGTTATAATAATTCGATCAACCATTTTATTCCACGGTGGATCTCGCTTTATAATACAATTGACTTATCTAGAGCATTTGAATCATTTCAAACATGCATACTGAAATCCATCATGTTCTATCTCCAACTGTGTCGACAACATGATGTCGATATTACACACGATTTGCTGCTTTGGATTCAAAGTAATCAATGGATATTATATATGTTTAAAAACCAGCTCATATTATGGACTAGAGTATGTGATTTGGTAGGCTCTACAGATTTTACAGTGCAGATCCTGAAGATGTACAGTAACACTACAGTCGACTCGAGGAGTGATATTAACTCATTATGGGGTACCAGTTTCAAGCGGAATGAAAAAGTAAGGCTCGATCATACGTCGTGTAGTCTGCGCAAAAGATGTTACTGTACACTTCAATTCCAAATCACATGTTAAATGTAATTAAATATTACATTAAAATAAATATCAGATGGGAAGAAAACACATTGGAGGGTCTCAAGCTTCTGATAATGTAATGAGCGGGATACATCCAATGTGGCCAATTTTCCACACTGGTGGAAATTCCGGAAAACAAAAAGGTGGTTCGCAGTCAACAGTGTCTTCATGCACGTCAGTTCCGACTGACATTGTCAACAACTATACGAACCTGTCTTCAAGTACCGTACCTCTAGCAATGCCTTCGTTAGTACCAGGGGGGGTTAATTATGCTGCTGTCCCTGCTTCAACTATGAACTTGATGAACCAACATCTAACTAATTTTAATGTACTTCCAAACACATTCTCGTACAGCATTGGCACATTCTCTCCTCCGCTCATGGTTGGTGGATGTGCTACATGTGGTTTGTGCAACAAGAACAAAAAGGCAATGCCAAAAGATAAAGACAAAGACAAAGAAAAAAAGACGAAAGCAAAATCAACCAAAGACACAAAGGGTTTAAAGTAACCAATGTGCAATAAACGCAACACCAATAATCTCTAATGAAAAAATAACACCATCTTATAGTATAATAGTTTATAGTCTTACTCTTGAGCATGGAATCTCATGTCCATTGGAAGGTCCTAGATCAATACTTTGACTCCAATCGTTATTTTGTTACTAAACATCATTTGGATTCATTCAACGACTTTTCAGATCACATGATCACAAAGGTCATTTCGAGCATGAATCCTATTGTTGTCTACAAATATGATGAAGACAAGAACTTGCGGCATAAAATTGAAGTCTTCGTGGGAGGTGAAACAGGAACTGAGCTATTTTTCGACAAGCCACTCCTTCAAGATAAGAATGGCGTAAAGTCAAGGCTGATGTTTCCCAATGATGCAAGGCTCAATGACTTTACGTATGCTTCTGGTCTTTACGCGAATATTCACGTTAAATATCATAACCCCGGTGACATTGTAAACAATGATGTTTTAAAGAATGTCAAGATTGGCTCTATTCCGATTATGATGCACAGCAAACTTTGCGTATTGAATGATCAGCCAGCTGATGTCCTTCGAGAAATGGGTGAGTGCCCGTATGATCAAGGTGGTTACTTTGTGGTAGATGGCAAAGAAAAGGTAATCATATCGCAAGAACGTAATATTACGAACCAAATCTTTGTAAACCGATTGAAAGATACAACAAAGTTTACACACAAGGGTTTCATACGATGCACTGCAGAGAAAACATCAGTGTTCCCCAAAACCATCAACTTTTATGTCTTTAACGATAAATTTGCAGCAGGAGCTCGAAAGAATGCAATTGTAGTTGAAATACCTCAAATCAAGCAACAGATTCCTCTGTTCATGCTGTTCAGAGCGCTCGGAATTGAGAGCGACAAGGCTATTCTTGAACTCATCGTTCCAGATATGACGAGTGAAACATCCGCATTAATGATGGATTTCCTACGGGGGAGTATTGTCGATGGGAACATATTCTTCACACAAAAACATGCAATCGATAACATGGCTGGCTTCACGGCATACGGAACACCTGAACATGTGTTATACATAATAAAGAAGAACCTTTTCAATAATCTAGAAGATTTCCAAGAAAATGTAGACAATGAAGAAGGCGTCAGTTGGACAACAAAAGCTGTGTACTTGGGCCACGTTGTCAACCATTTGGTGCGTGTTTGTCTAGGAATCGAGAAAGATACCGATCGCGACAACTACATGTTCAAACGCTTGGGGATTTCCGGGTTCTTGCTCGGTGATATATTCAAGGATTTCTACAATGTCTTTCGTAACAAGTTGAGAAACACCCTAGACAAGATGTATGAACAAGGAAGCTGGCAAGAAGTTGACAATCTTGACAGGGCTATAAACGAATTCAACAAAACAAAACTGTTTGACCAGAACATTATTACAAATGGCCTCGTAAGGTCTTTAAAAGGCCAATGGGGGATTGAACGTACTCAATCTGGAATTGTGCAAGACTTGAGCAGGGTGTCTTTCATGTCGTTTATAAGTCATCTAAGGCGCGTGTCGAGCCCTATGGATCCTTCAATCAAGATTCGTTCACCTCATCAATTGAACACATCTCAGTTCGGAATCATGTGCCCATGCGAGAGTCCTGATGGTGCAAGCGTTGGCTTGATAAAAAACTTTGCAATGTTGTGCCATGTAACATTCTATGTACCAAGCCAAAGCATTATAGACGCAATCGCACCGTTCAAATCAAACATGACTTTCCTTTACCAGGTTACGTCGAGTATTCCAGGTGCAATGACAAAGATCATGCTAAACAATACATGGTTGGGGCTTTTGCCTGATGGAGAAGTCGCAGATTTTGTTTATTATATCAAGCTGCTCAGGAGAAACGCCCTCATCAACATCTTCACATCTGTGTCCTGGAACATAACATCCAAATATGTCAACATCCTCACAGAAAGTGGAAGGTGCTCTCGCCCGCTGTTTCTAGTCGAACCTTTGTCGCAAAAGCTGGTGATACATAGCAAACCTCACATTGTTAAAAAGATCTCAAAGCTCACTAATTGGTACCTGTTAGCAAAGGGCGACTCGCTGCAAGATGATGAGTTTAACATTTATAATACAATGTATCGTGATCCATTTGAGCTCTTTAAAACAAAGGACCTAAAGACTGTCATCCGCGAGCTCGAGAAAAACACGGCTGTCATCGAGTTCATAGATGTGGAAGAGTGTAACACTTGTATGATTGCAATGACACATAAGGAGCTCGTGCGCCCCGTGGAAGAAAAACTTTCCCGTCACACACACTGTGAGCTGCATCCATCCGTCATGTTCAGCGTGTATACAGCCACTATCCCGCTTGCAAATCACAACCATGCACCGCGTAACATTTTCTCTGGAGCGCAAGGCAAGCAATCCATCGGGATATATGCTACTAACTTTAATAACCGCATCGACACAATGTCTTACATCCTGCATTATCCTCAGAAGAGGCTTGTTAAGACAAGGTATGCGGATCTCCTGAACGTGAACCAGATGCCCAACGGCGAAAACTTGATTGTAGCAGTTTGTTCTTACACTGGTTATAATCAGGAGGACTCAATCATCTTCAACAAAGACGCCATCGATCGTGGGATGTTTAACATTACGTACTACAAGTCGTTCATATCTACAGAACAGGACGACGACCCATCGTCATCCGACCGTACATTGTTTGCAAACCCACTGGAGATGCAAAAAGCAGGCAAGAACATTTCGATCAAACAACAGGCCAACTTTGATAAGCTAGATGTGAACGGCTTTCCAAAGCTGAACGAATACATTAGCGATAAAGATGCTATTGTCGGAAAATGCAAAGTTCAACGACAAACAAAGAAAAATGAGGAAGGTGGAGGGATATTTGCTGATCAAGAGTACAACGAGACCTATGTGAGCGCTTGTGATATTGCAGACAAGACTGTGAACGGACATGTTGACAAGGTGTATGTTTACGAAAAGCCAGGAGATGGTCAACGTGTTGTAAAAATCAAGTTGCGCAAGTTCCGGATTCCCGAGTTTGGAGACAAGGCAGCATCGGCACATGGGCAAAAAGGGGTGTGTGGTATGATTCTCCCAAGCGAGTCAATGCCATTCACGAAAGAAGGCCTTGTCCCAGATATCATCATCAACCCTCATGCTTTTCCTACGCGTATGACGGTAGGACATCTTCTCGAGTGCTTAATCACCAAGGCATGTGTGATTGAAGGAACGTCGGTAGATGTCACCCCTTTCGAAGAAAATGAAACAAAACCATTCAATGACGTCCTTGAGAATGCAGGTTTCCAAGCTCATGGTGACGAGATCCTGTACAATGGCATTACAGGAGAGCAAATCCATACCGACATATTCTTTGGTCCGACCTATTATCATCGTCTGAAACACATGGTTGCCGATAAGATTAACTACCGAACGCAAGGAAAGAAAGTGGGTTTGACTATGCAGCCTACCAAGGGTCGGTCAAATGAAGGTGGCCTGCGCATTGGCGAGATGGAAGCAAATGCTCTTGTTTCACACGGAGTTGCTGCATTTACAAAGGAGTCCTTTATGGAAAGGTCTGACAAGCATAGCTTCATCGTCGACAATGAGACTGGAGCGATTTCATCAATCGACGAGCACAAACAGGTTTTCAACGGCGTGAAGAGCTACAGCAAAGTCGAACTGCCGTTTTCATTCAAACTGATGACACAGGAACTAAATGCCATGTCTTTGATGCCGCGATTGATCACTGATGATGATGGCATCGACCTTATTGAAGAGACGTATGAAGACGATCTAGAATCTGAAGGAGGATTCGAGAGCGATGAGTAATTCAATTGGTAACATTGTAACATTAGAGATAATAACAAATTCTTGTTTATTTATATAGACAACATCACTGAGAGTAAGACATGAAGCCAACTACACATGAACTGCACAAAATAAAAAGTTATTTTTCATCGATAAGCTCAAGGAACACACAAGGCGTCTCAAAAGAGGTATTCGAACAATATGCTACAAACTGTCATCTTGGTATACGATTGAAAAACCTAGCTTACAAGCTGTGGGAAGCAATCACAACTGGCTCCAAAAAGAATGTCGTGAGCTTGCGAAATACACTCACGGATAAGCTGTCAAAGAAGATTGAGAGAGTCAACCCCAAGAACTCTAACCAACCGTTTTCCAGTGGTGGTAGCAATGAAAAATCATCAATGGTTGGAAGTGCCAACGATCGCCTGTGGTAATAAGCTCACCCAACGTACATGATTTAGGGTATTATTACACAAGGTGTGAGATCACAAAAAACAAGAGCCCCGCAAGGACAGCCTTGATTGCAATGTTAGAATATGGGACTTTGTCAATTGCAATATACTTGTACACAAAATTTTCAATTGGAATCATGGAGATGACAACATAGATCAGTGAAACAATCACTATATTCTTCATGTCCGAGTTGATAGCGGTCAAGTCCATGAGTGATTTTTGTTCGTCGTATCCTTCAAGTTGTGCAGGCATACTTTGAAACATGTTGTTGGTTGGAGTATCATTGAACATACCAGGCATTATCCCATTTCCGTTTTGCATTAGGAGAGGTGGTGGCAAGTACGTGTTTTGCTGCTGTTGCTCCATTTGTTGTGGCATGGGTTGCTGCTGTTGCTGTTGCTGTTGCTGTTGCTGTTGCTGCTGCTGTTGCTGTTGCTGCATCAAGGATGCACCGCCGTTCAATTGGTTTAGAGCTTCTTGAATAATATGGTCGTCTTCGTTTGGCACATCGCTAGATACTTGTGTGTTTTGAGGCATGGTGAAGGACTGGACGGCAGATTGACGATGACTATCCGCGTTCATATTTACTTGTTGTGTAAAGCTTGGTACATTTGGAAGCTGAGAGATAGGTGTAGACTTGCTCATTTTAACATCCCGAATATAAGAAAAAAAAGAATATGAACGTAAAATTCAAAAGAATTCCCGATATTCATATACCGATGTCCGTACAGAATTATGTTGATGTATCGCATTCTGCAATGACGGGTGTATATTTATAGCACTTATCGTCAACTTTGTAATAAAACTTCTGGGTTTCACTTACGTTTGGCCCTTTTATAACAATACATTGTTTATCCTTGCATACTTGTCTGAAGAGAGCAGCAAGTCCGAGCCCGAGGATGATTGAGATGATAATAGATCCTGATTTACTGTTCAATAGATCATTAATGTGCCCCATCAAAGAAGAAGCTTTATATTATACGTAACAAAGATTTCTTTCATTGGGTGCGATTCATATAATCTTCAAAGAGCGGTTGTGACTTAATTAAATCTTTGTCACGTGGACATGACACGCTGTCTGCTTTATAAACATAACAATTATCACTCTTGTCCTGGTATGTGACCTTGCCAGCGTTGTAAGGGGACGGAAACTTTACAATAACAGAAGGAGGAGGGGTCAAAATATAAACAAAAAACAAGCCGATTGCAAATGATACGAAGAAATATAAAGGATTTAGCTTGTTAATCATCATTAAACGAACTCGAGAAAATAGTTTTTGGATCATGTTTATGTATACATGAACTTGTTCTTTACAAGTCCGGTGAATGTCATGTCATAAAGGTCTTGGTTGGCATGAGTATTGTTATCTTCTTCTCTGGCAATGTTTACGATGTCATCTTTTGTTTCAGCTGTCTTATCAGCATTCTCATTATTATCAATCTCGCATGCAACAGGTTCAAGTTCCGTTTCAAGTTCATCAGAATCCTCAAAGACTAGGTTTTTCTCAATAGCACACTCTGGTCCTCCTCCGTACAAAACATTTGCAGACAATTTCATTCCATTGAAAGTACTTGTAATTTTTTCTTTAACTACTTTGTTTGTATGGTATTCATACTCATAATTGGTATACTCTACTTCATTCCATTGCATACTGATTGCACGATTAGATTCATTTTCGATGATCTCTTTTAGATAAGATCCAATACTATGCGAAACGGGATACGTTGTTGTATTTTTAATGTATGAGTGGATGTTCCTTTCGTCATCACACCAATCAGACCGATCAGAAGTCACCATATAAAACGCATTGTTAAAATCATTGTTTGACATGTTAAACTATACGACTATTATTAGTAGTCTGTATACGTCTACTTATGTACCTTACAATAAATGGTTTACAGCTAAAGGGATTTGCTTAAGGACAGCTTGCTAAATGCTCATGTAAGTAATAGACATGGACATAATTTAAATCAATTTTTTATTTTTTTGTCTGGTAGGTTGAAGAGTTTTTCACAAATATTTCCCTTGTTCATTTTGTCAATGCCTGTAAAATGCTGCGCTAATGAATCTTTGTCTTTAATGAGTGACACAAGATCCTTCCGTAACACAAAGTATGGTTGAGATCGCGAAGTACTCTTGCATTGTTCTTCGGTTGTAAAATGCTTGCGTATAATCTTAAAGGGTGACAGCATTGGTAAAACATTATCTCGTATCCTTTCATTTTGCTCTATGACATCCTTTCCACTTTGTTTGTTCTTTGACTTTTTGCCAACAACTGTTGTATTTTTAAGTTGTGATTGTATTTCAGCTGCTTTACTTGACGACACCTTTTTCACTCGAGGAAGGTCGCTGATGTAGATGATTGCATCTTGAATGTTGCCATCAGTTACATCGTCTTTCACTTTTAAAATGCTACGCGTTATTGTCACCACACTTCCAACTGCAGCAAAATATTTTTTCTGTTTTTTTAATACCTCAGGATCTTGGAGTTGTTTTATTGCATGTTTTAAAAGCTTATGAAGATCTTTCATTGCAGCGGTTTTAGATTTTATTATATTTTCCTTCATCACTGATTTGTAGAGAACCAATTTCGCAAGTTCTTTCGATAGCTTTGTATCTGAAGAGTGCTTAGCAGAAAGCGATTTACTTGCAATTGAAGATACAAATGTATTGCCATCAACCCGTAACTGTTCGGTTATTTTGCTTATTTCGCCATCGACACTATTGTACACAGGGGCTTTTAGCTTGTAAAAGCCTTCTTCTGTTTGGACAATCGTTTGTGTATCATTTCCAAACTTCACACGAACACCATGACGCTTGGTGACGGTATCTTCAATATGTTTGGTGTATAGATCAATGTAATTTAGATACTGTGGATTAGTCCACCTGTTTACAAGTTCATATGCCATTGAATATACAGATCATTAACAATATTCAACATAAAAAACATAGACGGAACGTTAAGACATTGGATTAGAAATAGAAATTGTATGTAAAAATCAAGAGCATTCTTTTTTTGCGAATACAACATCTATGCAAGCAAACATATAAAAGCTCACAATTGACAGCACTACCACCATGACCCCGAGGGATACAATTGTCTTGTCATCGCCTCCAACACCAAAAGGTTTAATAAGTCCTTGATCATTGAAGATAAACGACGGCTTTGAAATTATAATCAACAGTATAACAAGAATATAAAACAAAACAGTGTATGTAGTTCGTTGATTGAACAGGTTTTTCATTGTTAATTCTCTTATCATACATTGAGAAAACAAATTGTCATCATGGTCGCAGGTTTTGATTGGAACAATCGTGAATGTCTTGCTGGGTCAATGACTTGTGTTGTAAACATAAGTCATTGTGCATTTTAGGGTAGGATGAACCAAGTCATCGGGGATGATAAGACAACATTATATAATACAACACGCCAAGAAGAATAAACAATGACTATTACATTTTACATCTAATTTATTTCACCTTATATTCTTTTTAGGTCTTTTTAGGTCTTTTTAGGTCTATTTAGGTCTATTTAGGTCTATTTAGGTTTTTTCAAGTTGTCAACATGATCTTGTATGTATTTGATTACCCGTTGGAGTCTATACGAAAACTCAGGCGGCTTGTTTTCATACATTTTGATAGCAAACGCTTCGTCCACTTTGTTCTTCAAGGTCTTGATATAATTCTTGTTCGTGCTGTAAATATTCGAGTTCAAGTCTTTGAAAATCATCCTGTGGTAGTCCAGGATGGCATAGAACACCCAGTGATCTATCTTTACCAACAATGGCGGGATGCATTTGCCGCGATACATTTGGTTACGAGTTCTGTGACAAAACTGGTGAAGTATGAACAATAGTTTAAGAGTGTTTGAATGCCGCAATTCAGAAGATTCCGTGAAACGCTCACCGATGATAAACACTTTCCTGTTCACAAAGCAACTGAGCGATTTTTTGTACCTTGAGGTAGAAGTTCTCTTCAAGTAAAAGTTGATATTTGTTATGAAATCTAGGGCAGTTGAAAATGCAAGGTTATGATTCCTGTTCCTGATGACATCTTCAAAATCAAATTGCATTTCATTTGAGATGATGAACATCAAGGGATAGTCTTTCTTGAGGGCATTTATGATGCATTCGAATGGGAAGGATGGATTTGCAATGGGTTTGAACTTTGCATTCCATTCTTTATTCAATAGGCCAAGTTTCATCCCAGCGAGAACACTCACAAGGTCATCTTTATAGCAATTACTGTGATGGCACAAGATGTCTGCAAAGACGTGTGAGTTGTTATAATTCATTCTCTATGCAGGATTATCTATACAATTTATCTGATCGTAATCAATTTTCTTCTATTTTTCATAAGATTTTTAGGATCAATAGTAATAAAATATTATTTATATTGTTTCAAACAATGATAATCCTCAGTTAAAGATTTAGGGTTTAGGGTTTAGGGTTTAGATTGCTCTCCAGATACATCTTATGCATGTTTTTGAAGCTGTTGTACTGTTTCATCCATGCTACATTCTTATATTTGTTTATTTTATATTGTAAAGCGTGGATAGTGTGGATTATGGTACGTTCAACACGTTGTAAAACCAAAAGCATCAAGTTTGCTTTGTTGTCAGTATTGGCGATTGTAGCCTTCATTGCGTTTATGTTTATCATTTATACAAATATGCAGCCGTCAATAAAAGAAAATATGATAACAATGATTTTGACAACAGACAAGAGCATCCCTACTTGGACTATGTATTCAGATGCAACAGTTCGCAAAGCAGGAGACGTTGCTATGGATAAAGCTGATTTTATTCAAACTGACGCTTTTTACTTTGATCGGTTAGAGTTCAATTCAAATAAGAACATTGTTATAGTCACACCCCAGACAAGGAAGTATTTGTTTGCCTTTTCAAACGAAGGATCTCAAAGTATTGTCCAAATGAACAAGATAGATCTTACACAATATAACATTATATGTGCTGACAAGCAGAGCCTCGAGGCAGCTAAATTATTGTTGCGATTAATTGACAATCCATTGTCACTTGCGCAAGACGTGCTCATTGATGCAAAACAAGGCTTGTCAGAACTTGACTCTAGGATCTTTGCAAATGCCCAGAAAAAGAAAACAATCTACTTTACACTTGCTTATAAGTTCGACAAGAAGCTGTTTGACGTGCTCAATGAAAGCACTACTGTGTCAATATTAGATTACGGAGATCATGTTAATTCGAATGAGCTTCAGTTGAATTTACCCTACTCACGTATAGAAGCAATTGATATTCGAGTTCTCATGCCTAAGAAAACTCAGTTTACAAAAATTTTAAAGTTGATAACATTTGACACATTGGTCTATGGTAAAGACCCTTTGAGCAATGTTTATATTGAGAAAGCAACAGGGCTACGGAAATCTTTTATTGCAAAGGGTGACTTAACTTCCAAGGAAGCAATATCTACGCTAAATTTCTATGAAATGATAGGCTTCAAGTCTGTACCATCCCATCCACACTTAGGGTTGGCCAATGTTTCATCACAAGAACATTTCTCTTTGTCGAACAACAATGCAGAGCTGACTGACGGCGAATTGTCTCATCAAATAAAAAAAATAAAATTAACTGCAGGAAAACATATGCCAGGGACATTGACAAAGAGTATCCGTGATCTGTTCAAAGAGTATAAAATACTTTCAAAAGATGTCTTGGGAGTTATCATCAAGCGTGGAGATGTAATAGAGCTCGTTGAACAACCTAGCAAAATAGAAAATGGCCAGTATTTCGTATTCAAAACATTTGATAACTATGCACTGCTTCAGACGTCAATGATGTTAAAATGGAATGCATCTTTCATGAACATTCATGACACTAGCTCCGACAAGAAGAAATACGTTGTAAAAATCATGTTGGAAGCACCGGAGCTCCGTGATTACAATGGACTTTATGATGTTGGATCCCCTGTATACATCACCGAGTTGGATATGGGTGGCTTTATCAGCGCGATTGACAAAGTACACATGACCATAATCATCAGTGACGATCTAAAAGCACTAGACAGCACGTTCCGTTGTACAAATCCACTACTCGCATCTCAGTGGGCGTGTAAATCAGATTTCGATGCGTTCGGCGAGAAAAAACAAACTAAAGATCGTTGGGACCGACCTTGTGTGTGGGATGATGAATGTCCTTTTTGGACAGTGCATAAGAAAGGAGGGTACAGAGGAGGATGTGACAATGGATACTGTGAAATGCCATTGAACGTTAATCGAATAGGATATCGAAAGTATGAGCTTTCTGAAAAGAGCTTTCCATATTGTCATGGATGTGACATCCATACAATGAAAGAGTGTTGCGCAGAGAAACAGCATTCGGAGTATGCTTTTGAATTAGACTTCTTGAACAACATACAGATTTAAGATCATAGATGTATGATTAAGTAATCACAATTTGAAAGATTCTAGAAAGCATTATTGAAATGAGCTCGTATGCAAGTGAGAACGATGTCGAAATTGTAATGTTAAATTATATAGTCCCACATGTTGAAGGCCACCCTAACAGCTATCTATTTGACGAACCGATGCTATCAGAAGTAGAAGACGCAATCCAAACAGTGGTAGACCATGAATACCATCCGTCATCAATGACAAACTTTAGAAAAATGAATAAGCCTCAGGAAGTATATAACCGTTTGACCACCGCTTTTGAAAACATCATAAACGCGTTTATGAACGAATCAAATCTAGCAAAAGTAGGATACATTTCAGCACTGAGTGAAATTGCTAAAACTAGTTATGATGCTACTTCGCTTACACTCTTTTTCACAATCTACATTGCAATCCACAAGGGATCTTGTGCCTATGGAAAAGTAATCATGGTTCAGGGCTTTCATGAGATGTCGTCATCGGCTTCCACAAAGCCGACGCATTTTGTCTTGGCAAAGTATATTGGTGCTATTCCAGAGGATAGACTTGCATTTACAGCAAGCGAATCTTCATACGTACACATTAACAATGTTGACAAATCAGCCTACTTGGAATAAGGTTCTTTGAGAACATGCAAGTGATGATGAACTAAAGCCACATACGAACAAACAGAATACACCAGTTCTATATGAATAAATATAAATATGAATAAATATTATTTTATTAAATAAAATAAAATAAATAAAATAAATAAAATAAATAAATAGATTGAAAACAGTTCTTACTTTTCCACGACTTGCCAATATCTTCAATTGTTCTTTCTCATGAACTATGATTTTATTTATTTTATTTTGATGACTATCTCCGTCTTACGGCACGGCCACGTACAGCAGCTGCACTAGAACGTGTTTTGACCACAGCTGGTACAAATGTTTTTCTCATGAATGCTCTGATAATGATATACATCAAAACTATTAGAACAAAACAGATCACAATCACATAGATAATAAATTGCTGGTTGTAGCAAGCATAACGCCACAACTTTTTGCAATCCGCATCATTCATATCCACGGTATCTTGTAATATTATATACTTGTTGATAGCTTGCCAGGTACCATTGACCTCCAGACGGCTGCATAGACCTTCCGATGAAAATACGCGGATATCCCGGTTCACACAACGCGTACACATGTCCTGGAATGCTGCCGTATATCTCCCATAGCCCGTCACGGTGTTTATATACCCTATATAATTTAAAATAGGTTCTGTTATGATGTTCTTACTTAGCTCAATCATCATCTTACCATGCTTTTCATCACCTGGAATATGCACAATCTTCGCATGATGTTCTTGAAATAGTTGTTTGTTTTGGAATAAATCGAATACTTGTATGAGTCTCCGATGCGGCTGTCTGGTTGTGAACACGCCTCTATGAAGCAAAGTACCATAAAACAACAAGATGTCTCCTGGTTTAACTGTGATTCGTATGCCACTTTGAAATATACCAAAGGAACTCAAATAAGGGGCTTCTAACATTTGATGTGTTCCTGGGATAATTTCCATGACTGTCTCGTCTAAATAGCAACAACAAGTCATGGTAGGATACCATTCATTGATACATATAATATCTCTATGGTATGCAAAGGCATCTACTGAGTTGTTGTTGTCACTCACGCGGAACTTCATGGGAGTCAGTTCCCAATCATTCTCCGTTCCAATGTTATCATCACCATTCATTATAGTGTCAACTGTTCCCAACATGCTGGTAGATATAAATTTTAACAATGCTGTGTAATTGACAGTCGAATCACTTATACATGCTTTTGCATATTCGATACTATCTGTTGGGATGGCATTAATAAACAAAACATAGCCGTTTTTCAACAGAGAATCCGCAAGCATTGCTTTTATATTATATTTCGGCTTTATTTTTTTGTCAAACAGATTTTATTACTTCAATACCTTTTCACTAGGGTTTGTAGTGTAGTGTACCAGATTATGTTATAGTATGAGACTGAATAATACAAGAGTGGCTCTTTACTCGTCATCTACCGCATCCATATCGGCGTCATCGGCACTGTAACCTTCATCGTCCCAATTCTGATTAGTCCCGTCATTATTGTTATTGATATTGTTGTTGTACATTTCTTCCTTGTCGTTTGTGTCCTTGTTAACGTCCATTACCGCATCGTCTTCATTGTCACCATCATCATCGGCCATGTTGTTAACAAGTGCGTGAATGTCTTCCAAATCAGCAAGATTCTCCATGTTCACAAACCTGGCGATGTCTTTATTTTTTAGTTTCATGAAGAGTTGTTTTGTGTCTTTGGACATGTTTTCCATCTTGTTCATCACCTCTTGTTTCCTATCCTCTCTCTGCAGCTCGTATTCAGCAATCAACTTGTCAACATCGATCAACCCCACGTCTTTTCTCTTGATAAAGAGGTTGAACAGCTTTTCAAATATGTTTATGATCTTTGCTTGCGCGTCGCCTTCGATGCTATCAGCAACAAACTCTTCCCAATCCCAGTCCTCTATTTCTGTATCCTCTGAAAAGTCATTTTGTATACCATCGATCATGAGAATCAATAATTTTGCAAGCACGTAACTTAGTATAAAGATGTTGTTTTGCATGTCGTTCTTTGATGTTTGCTTTTTGAATTTTAGAAGGTCTATGCTATTGGACCCTTGCTCAAGAACGATTGACATGACGTCGGTAACATTATCACCATACAAGATTGATTCTTTCAAGTCTTCAATGAGGTACTCTGTATATTCTTTGCGGTTAACCTTGGGTATGAAATCTTTTCCTTTGATTGCCACACGATGATCATACTTTGATCGAGCAAACATTTTGAGCATGTCGTTTTGTATAAAGTTAAAGAGCATGTCCCTGGTTCTCGACATCTTGGACAAGTCAGTGAGTTGCAAAGTGCTTTGCACAAACGTGTCCCATTGTGATTTTATCTTTCTATTTCCGAACTCTTCAAGGACCCCTTCAATCTTTTCATACATTTCCTTTACAGTTTCACTAAACACACCCCAAGAGTCATCATCGTTCATATTCTCAATAATTGTTCTGAGATGGGAGTCGTTTTCAAACACTTCATTGTATTGCATGAATTCAAGCAGTGACTGTTGATCGGACACTTCATCGACTGTCAGTTCTTTCGAAAGCTCCGTCATTGGCACGATTGTATGATTCGGGCCTACATTATATATGTCCAAATCAAGAAGCATTGGCTTTAATACAGCGTCGTTCCGAGGAAACCGCAATACGTGCATACGTTGATTCTTGAGCTTCTTACTAGTTACTTTTTCAAGTTTGACAATGTCATCTTTGTGCTCGTAGCCTTCGTGTACACTCTTCCAAAACTGGTTATATGTATTAATGCCTTCCAAACAACATGCAGGGTTATATGATTGTTTGAGCAATGGCTTGTCTCCCAATGATGATTGTATATACATCACATATGCTGCGGCGACAACGTGCTTCTTGTCTTTGCGTTCACGCTTCATAATTTCGTCAGGATTTGGGAGTTTTGGGGGCGGCCTAAACGTTGTCCAAACGGATCCTAACAAGTTGTTGAGGTCCTGCCGTATCTCATCCTTTAGATTTGAACCTTTTTTAGCAAGAACCACTGCAAGTTGCTTACTGTTATTCAAAATAGCCTTGAATGCTTGGCCCAGCCGTGTCGTTATATCACTCATCTTAAGTTCCTTGATCCCTTCGAGTCCGGGATTGTCATCTACATTGTTAGAAAGGAGGTTGAGATAACAAGACATGTAACGGATGAGGTTGTCTTTGGTAACTGCCCGCCCTCCATTTTGAATACACTGAGCGAATTCCATGCTTATGATAGGTTTGGGCTTGTAAATCAATGCAAATGCCACAAAGAATGCACAGATAGTAAACCATACGTCCTGGTCATTCTGTGCAACATGACCTGTGTGTTCTTTTTCTAGCCGCTTGACGGCATCCTTGTACTTGCTTCTCTCAATATTCTTTTCTTGTGATTTAAGGGCGGCTAGCTTCTTCGCAAACGCAGTTTGGATGGTCTTTTTGTTGTGGTGGAGCAACAAGTAGTTTGCTACAATCGCCAAATCTTTTCCTTTGATGTTAACACGGGCGTTAGAAGCGACCATCCTCACAAACTTTTTCATAGAGTCTACATCCTTGGATTTGAATGCATCCAATATCTCATCGTCGTCATCATCAGCGTCGTCTTTAAGGACATCGTAGTATACTCCATAACCCTCTCCCTCCTGAATATCAACAACATCATCATCAGAATCATCTCCAAGGAACTCGCGGTCGTCTTTTTCCGTATGTTTGAGTTCACGGGGTTTAAACGTCCACCAGTCCACGGTCCGTTTGGATATCGTCTTCCATTTTTTCACTTCTTTTTTCAGTGCGGAAGAAGCTTTCCTCAAATTATGCAGGGCCTCATCACTCTTGTACTCAGTATCTTGTTGAACATCAAGTGCCATTTTATCGTGCATTGATTCCAAGGCTTCAGGGGAAATGAACATGTTAGCAGAAGGAGAAATGATGTAGTTACCGTTGCTGCTCTCATCGTCCTCTTCTTCAATTTCCCATACAGCTTGGCCATTGACCAGGGTTTTCTTCACCAATACATGAACTCCATTAAGATTCAAGATTGCTGTTTTTTCTTTGCCTTCAGGAGGGGAGTTTGTCAACGTTTGGACATCACCAAACACCTTCAACTTGGGGTACAAGCTTTGAAAATTCAATGTATGCTTAGAAGGTTCCCTTTCATCCTGTTTCGGTCCTTTTTTCTTTTTTTCTTTTCCTTTTTCCTTTTTGCCTACACCATCATTGTCATTATCAGTGTCGTGAACGGCTTCAATGTACTCAATTTGATGTTGCGTATCTTTAAGAATAGACTTGTAAAACTTGGAAAGCCCGTAATCCTTTTGTTTTAAAATGCTGTTGAGCCTGGAACGTAGAGTGTCAATGTAGGTACCCTCCCACTTGAAACCCTTGAAATTCAAAATTTCAACGGAGCTCACAGCCTCGTTTTCATCAACTGTTACTCCTTCAAAAGAAACGGATCGAACAGTCTTGACTTTTGGGAGCTTTGAAACGGACTTCTCAATGTATTGCTTGATGTCATCGAAATGTACTGCGGAAAGACCTTTTAGCTCAGGGTTTGCTCCCACAACGGCCTTCAAATTATAGTATCTTGGCCTTGTTTGGCGAACCAGCCAGAAAAGGCGCTGAGACGGTGTGGTAATGCAAAGCTGTATCTGGTCCTCGATAGAATGATCCATGTCAAAAAGAACTGTTACATTCTTGTCAAACCATTGGTACTTTGGGATGATGGCATCCTCTCCTTCTTTTGGCTCCACGTAGAGCATGAATGGGTTATCCGAAAGCCTCGTTTTATTGTATACCAAGTGTGGAAAATTAGACGAGGTAGGCTTAAGTTGTATTTCTTCATCAGTAACATCCGTAATTTTGTATTCGTGCACAGATTCATCTAGCTCTGTAAACATAGGCGTATCGCCCGAATGAGACATAGATTCATCGTGAGAGCTAGGGTCCTTTACAAAGTCGTGGAAGTATACCATGACTGTTTTCTTGCGCTTTAGTTTTCGAATACGATCAACATAGTCGCTTATGTTCATAACAGGTACGTTCGTATATGTATGCACATATGGATCGTTTCTTACTAGAAACCCTTTTGGTAGCACATGGTCTCCTGGGTACATGTTAGTGGAATGAGGACCAATGATCTTTGTGTGACTGAAGTGAGGTTCTGACCCATTCTTTGGGATCATGTTCAATGCATCAATACTGTCCATACAGACGAGGGGTAGTCTTGCAGAATCAACATTGAATGGCGCCAGTAGTTTGTAAAGGTTAGTCAGTTGATTATCCGAGTCAAACGGCTTTATGTTGGCTATTATACCCCACTTTACGAGAATGCTCTCCCATTCTGAACTCTCTGAATTTTCGACAGTCCATAGTTTTTGTTGGGCAAAGTACTGTTTTTCTGCATCCACGCCTTCATCAACCACAAAGGGCTTCTCTTCAATGACTGGATATAAATGCCCTAGTTCCAACATCTTGTGTTTGATTGAGCATTTGTCACCTCCCTCTGACACAGCATGGATGTTCATGAGCAAATCTACATAGTTATTCACCTTGACATTGAAGCTGTTTATCCAGCGTTTATCATATGCTTTGTTTTTGTAAACACTCACGAGGGTGTTGTGGACATGTGTCCTGAGGGTCTGTTGATCGAATAAAAACGCATCATGAATCACCAAGTCTTCGACAACGTCTATTTCATTAACTTCAGATTCTTCTGCCCAAATGCCATCGTCGTCGGAGTCCGTCTTGAAACTCTCATCATCGAAAAAATAATCTTCGTTATCCATAAAACCCAAGGTTTCGTGTACTATTAAATAGTAGTGATAATAAAATATCCTTGGCATAAGTGCACACATCAGATCACGAATTCTGTAGGGGAATTACATTCAACATACATGGGGTGATTATGTGTGCTCATCCGGCTTGTGGACTTTTGCGACACGTTTATGAGGCTCTTGATGGTTATGAAAAGTTTGAACGTATTCTATTTATTGTCAGCTTTTTTGCCGCTTGCTTTCCTCCCTTTTATCCTTTGAATCTTCGGTTCGCCATCATCATCATTGGCATTGGCATGTTTCGAAGCATCCCATGCTTCTTTTAATTTGGTCAATGTCTTTACGAGCGTCTTGTTAAAGGCGCTGCTAATGTACCCAATTACGTCGTTCACGTCGTTTATGTCTGTTGCGTCTTTATTGAAAATTAGTTTCACCACAATTTCATTCACAAGGGGATGGGGCAAGAAGTATCCAATGTACGCAAGCTTCTTATCCGTTGATCTTATGTGTTTGTTGTACATCAACGCTTGGATTAGGTTCCCAAGAGTGTGATCCTCATCGAAAATTGTAATAGCGTATGCCCTTGTGTCGGCATCAATAACTTTGACGCTCATGTTGTCGTCAGCATCGTTGATGAGCTTATTGGCTTTACTGATCAGAATATCGAGAGCTTTGTCCACAAGATAACGTGGCGTCATTCGACATTCACTTTCAATCGTGAAACGAATTCGATTAGCCTCGTCAAACTCGTTCTTATGAAATAAGCGGTATCTGTCGTGGACATCGAACCTCTTTTTCAGCACGGCTTTTTCTTCAGCACTCAGTTTCTTATTCTCTTTTGACTCTTGTTGGGCCAAGCTGTCTGCAAATGCTTCATCCGCTTTTTCATCGTCGATAACATTAAAATATGTGCATGTCGAAACGGGCGAGTAGCGAGCATTTTGTTTTGCGTTTCCAACCCGGCACCTGAACTCTACTTGCAGATGCTCTCCGTGCTCTTTGTTGTACAGGTTGGGTTTCAGTTTTGTGATAAGAATGTAATCTTTTGTTATTTTGTTGCGAACAAAGAGCTTGAGATGCAGTTCCGGGAGTTCATTGTCGTCTTCATCAAAAACCCGGATGTGTTCTGTTGTGACATCCATGATTTCGGTGCCTTTGTTGTGAACATCAATCATGAATCTGTACTTACTGGGATCGAAACTGCTTATCTCGTCTGGATTGAAGAGGAGTGGAATCAAAGATATCCGGTGACCCATGAATTCATTATGCAAGCTTGTTGTGTTTACAATAAACTTCAGGTCATTGAGTTCGGGCGAGTAGGGATCGAAAGATACAGCAATATTTGGGATCTCTGACAGTATTACTCTGCGGATGCTGTTTGCGATCGAAATGTCGATATCTACCATGTCAAACACCATACGGTGATCATCATGTTCTAGCACAGCAAATGAACTCATTTGCGATACGTTGTTTTAAAGATTGACAGATATATTTATATGGGTTGAGTTTCAAATTTTCCAACTCCCAGTTTGCACTTGTGCGTTGTCTGCGTTGAATATTTTTATAAAGTATAACCAATACGTTATCAAAATAGGAGCAAATGGACAAGCACATTCTGTTCTATAGTAACTTTTGTAGCTTTTCAAAGGAACTGATTGGCGACATCATGAAGAAGAACCTAAGGGACAAGTTTGTGCTCATATGTGTGAATCAAATGAAGGAATCGCTACCTACTTTTGTTGACCGTGTTCCAATGATCGTAACAGACAAAAAAGAACTTGTTTACGATGAAATGATAAACCCGTTCCTAGATTCTTTGCAGCCTAAAGAGGTTAAAGAAGAAATTGTTCCTTTCTCAACATTGACAGCACGCAATGCATTCTCTGACACATTTTCTTTTGTAGACGATGGTACAGTTGATTGCGGAGTCCCTACAGGATATGTGTTTATTAATGATAATCCAACTAATATCCCAACACAACAAGCTGAAGAGCAGAAGCAGGGTCGTTTTGATCCCAAAGTGCTTGAGAACCTTATGTCACAGCGTGATTTAGATGTACAACGTGTAAGGCAAATGACGCCACGACCTGTGTAAAATACTTAAGATTTAGAATACTTAAGATGATAAAAGGCAAGGCACCTGTTATTGATAAGACATGGCCGATTTCACGGAAACCTTTAATCGCACACTTCTCGAGTTCATCGATGATTTGATTGTAACTTTTCCCGAGCTTGGTGATTTTGAAGGTTTTAAGAAAATGACAAACGCATGCGTCATAATCGACCCTCAAACACCATACCAGATCTTTCACAAGAGTGTGACTATCCCATACGAAGATTACATTCTTCACAAAAACGAGTTTTTTTTCCTTAACGAAACATACCGAGTTAGATCCGATCCAAGCATCGTCGATAGGTTGAAGCTCGTTTGGAAGACACTTGATGCAGCAAACAAAGAGATTATTTGGGATTACATGCGTGTCCTAGTTGCGCTGGACAAGAAATGTGGTGGGTACTAATGTCACACCCCGCTTTTGCAGGCAATGCAAGTCAACATTCTAAATTTGAATATAGGTTGTTTTTGAACTTTGCATTTTTGAAAACATATTTAAGGAAGAGAGCTTAGAATGTAGAATATTAGTTGTAGCCTTGTAAAATTTACAAGATGCACTCAAAAGAAGCGATTTACTTTACTTTCAATAAGTTTTTCTATGATTTTTTAGATGATATAAAGAATTCCAATAAAGAGGTTGGAGTTCTTGTGAAAGCTGGATATAAGGTGAAGAACATGCAGTCTGAAAAGAACTTGGACGACTTTGTTGCACACAACAAAGATGAACAATTTAAAGAAGTTGTAGGGACAGAAAGCGATGATATTGTTGTGAACGTTTCTCTAAAAGACATGGTGCTTGCAAAGGCGATTACCATGGACACTCTTGCCAGTCGTCTTGACAAGGATTGTCACACCACTATTGCTTGTTACGTTTATCACTTTACTCTCATGAAACTGCTCTTGGACTTTGCAAAGAAAGAAGAAGACGAGTCTAACGTGAAGGCGCTGTTCAATCAGGTCATGCAAATTCTAAAACATATTCAAAACAAAGATGATTACAGTGATTCTCTCGACGATATTTTCGACGATGATATTAAGGCGCTGTTGATTCACATTGACAAGACTGCTGTAGCAGTTACTGACAGTGCTGATGCAGAGACCCATACTGATATGTCATCTCTTCCAGACATTGAGAACACTAAGATTGGCTCAATGGCAAAAGAGATTTCTCAGGAGCTGAACCTTGGCGAGATGAACATTGACAAGCCTGATGACATCTTCAAGCTAATGCAGGGAGAGGCCCTTGGAAACATTATTGGCAAGGTGGGTAGCAAAATCAACCAAAAAATCAGCTCTGGCGAACTAAAACACGAAGAACTCGTCAGCGAAGCATTTTCAATGATGGCATCCATGGCTGGAAACTCGAACCCATTGCTTGCAAACCTCATGAAAAACATGGGTGGCATGGGTGGCATGAAAGATATGATGAAGAACATGAAGGTAGATGAATCGAAGCTCCGTAGCATGGGCACCAAGGAGCGTCTAAAGAAAAAACTAGACGAGCGCAAGGGAGGCAAGTAGACCTAGCATATTTACTATTTTTACAATGCAATGAATGGTTCCAAAGTTGAACATCAACCAAAATTCCAAAATGGAAACAAAACCCATTCTATATCAATGTGAGTATTATCGTAGACGTCGTTACTGTGAATTTTTTCCATGTATCCTGTAATAGTGTCAAGATACACATTAAGATAACCAGACATGCCTGTAGTCGAAAAATTCTGGCTTAACGACCCACTGTGGTTCCTCATGGACTACAACAATGCAGCAAAAATAATTCCAGAAAAGCACATGACTTTTGATGAACAGTTGAACGCAGCCTTACGATTCTCAATATATTTTTCACTTATAACATATGTCATCAAAAGGGATTCCAAGGTGTTTTTCTTTGTTATTTTTGTCGCAGTATTTACTGTGTTAATGAACAAGCATAATCAAAACACGCGCTCAACGAAAAAAATGCTTCTAGAGAAACTAGAAATCAATCAGAATGTCACACATCAAGGATACTGTACAAGACCTACACCAAACAACCCGTTCATGAATGTTTCGATCAATGATTATAAAAAGTTTCCTAACCGTCCTCCCGCTTGTAACTTGCAAAAAAGGTCTGTCAGGAAAGCAGTAAACCAATACTTTGATGGTGAACTTTATCGAAATGTGGATGACATTTTTCACAGGAACGCATCTGATCGCCAGTTCTACACAATGCCTAGCACAACAATTCCCAACGGGCAAACAGATTTCGCCGAATGGCTTTACAAGCCAGAAAAAACATGCAAGGAATCATCTGATTCGTGCAAGGTACGATATTAAGTGACGGAATAACGACAGCGCACTGAGAAATTGATTCTCAGATCGAGATTAAAAAACACAAACAGTTTTACTCATAAATATTCTAATCATACTTTAAAATGACCTGTCCTCAGCGCTACTTTGATAAAAGCAACAGACTCACTAGTGATGTATGTGCGGTCCTTACGAAAGATCACGAAAACGAAGCTCTTCACAACTACATGACGTACTCTATGACACCGATCCCATCGCGCGATTTCAAGAATGAGTTTGGCGACTTTGTTGCTTGCAATCCGAACCTCCGTTTCAGGGATGGTTTTGGATTAGCTCCTGAAAACGTTGATGGCGATTCTGCAACCAAGTTCGCTGGTCCCGACAAAGCATTGCGCGGCCCAGAGAAGAAACAGCTTTTCACTCGTGTTTTTCACGCCGTGCCCAACTTTGGGAGGGGGAGCTGTGCGCCAAATACTGAATCCATTCTTCTGTCCGGGGGTCAAGACACACACTTACATCAGCTTTGCGGATCTATAGCTGAGCAAAATTTTGATCGGTACATGCCGTTTGTAGATGACATGAAACAATACATTGACAAGTTCTCCGAATCTCTTGGTAACGTTAATACTATTGGAATATCTTCCCGTGATGAAATGCGTAGGCAAGATGCTTCCCATGCATGCCATGTTTCTCGGCCGTGAAAAGTTCAATGTTTACAGGGGAGTCATAAGATACTCTGACCTCCTAATAAAAAAATGTTTCTTTAGTATAATATTCGAAGAAGACCTCATGAGCCATAATCGCTTAAGCTACGATCAATGTGCATACCAAACAACACTTCAACAAAGTGTAGCCCCACTTTCTTACTACCTTGATCCAGTCCGCTATGAGCACTGTAACAAGTGCCGCATGGAGCTTGGGATTGTAGGTGGAACTGCTGTGTCCCATGTTAGTGGCAACCTCGTAGATCTCGAGAATGATCTCCGAAATGCCAACCGCCCCAACACCCACTGCCCCCTCTACAAATTCGTCCCACCCACGAACAATGTCCTTCAAGGAAAGGAATACATTAAGCCGGTGGTGCACCCCAAAATTAACACGAGCATGCTCCATTTGCCCGCTTGCCAAATGATTGACTACAAACCAGTGCCTCTGACCCCTCCCATGGATATTCCCCGCTGTAGCCGCTGATAGGTGATCTAATTTAAATGAAATGAATCTTTTTTGTCCGCATGTATACTTTTAATCTCGTATATACATAATAAGAACACATTATGAGTTTCAATCGTCTCAACTATGACCCTTGCACTTATGAGCACAACTTGAAACAATCCGTTGGAGCTGCCGATTATTACATTGGAATGCCGCTTGTCGATTGCCGCAGCTGCTTTCCTTCAGATCCTTCCATAAACCTGGGTTTCACTCATCCTGGACCCATTAACACAGGCATCGGTGCATCGTCGTGCACGGATAAACCACTCGTTGACGTGAGTTCAGAACTACTCGGCATCACTCGCAGGGCAAGCAACTGCCCAAAAGACATGTTTACTCCCACAAACTCCACGTTTTGCAAAGTCAACAAGCTACAAAACTGCTCCAGCTTGCCAAATGAAAGCACGCGTTTGAGTAACCCGTCATGCACGCTACGCGGCACTGGGTGGAACCGCTGGGAATGGCTATGCACCGACCCCCAAGCAAAGTCTCTTGTTCCCTTTGACTTTAACATCTCAAACAGGCTGGTCGTCAAAGATAATCACAGGCCTTGTATTCAAAAGCCACTCAACCAAGTCGAAGCTCTCCCACCCGCAAATTCTAGCGATGTCATGTATCAGATGGACAAACCTTGCGAACAACCATCAAACCATATTCCGAGCATTCACTGGAGGAAATGTTCCACTTACGATGCGCTTTAAAAGCTAAAAGCTAAGTGAGGGAGTGAGGGAGTGAGGGAAAACAAACTATAATTTATATATACATACATAAATGCATTTATTTGACTTTAAATCAGTTAATTGAAAAAATATCTAATGGAAATATATAAAACATTACATGGCTGGTCCCCGCAAATCTACCATCGCTAAAAAGCTTGCTGAAATCATCGAGGTGCTCCAAGGCAACAAACGCTCTGCCGAGAAGAAGGTCGAGAGCGCCCTAAAGCGCGCTGAGCGTCTGCACGAGAAACTAGACGGCGCTGATGTGAAGAAACGCGCGCCCAGTGCATACGCCAAGTTCGTCAAGTCTGACTTTGCCAAGACCAAAAAGGCAAACCCTGAAATGGCTGCCAGCGAGATCATGCAAGTGCTCGCCAAGAAGTGGAACGCATCCAAAAAGGCCGCCCCAAAAGCTGCCGCACCGGCCAAGAAGGCCGCCAAGAAGGCAGCTAAGAAGGCCTAAACAATTGCATTCCAATTCCAAGGTATGTATGCGCATGCGATCCTAATGACTTTTATTTTTCTGTAATTACTATAAGATCAGTAAGGGAAGTAAACAAAAGATCATGATAGAAGTTTATGTTATTTTAACTCTTGCGGGTGTAGGGTACTTTCTGAATCACAACAGACCTGTCACGACCTCGGCATCGAGGCAAATCAACGTCAACGAGCTCCCAACATCTACAACAACTTACGACAGCAGACATACAGATGTTGTTAAAGCAATTGAGCAAAACAAAGCGAAGAAAATGTACGATCAAACTTCGATTCCAACCGCGGAAAATATACCAAAGGTTATCCCAAAAATGTACAAGCCCATTGTGGCAGTACAGAGTCAGCTCGCTGGGGTCTCTATTCCTAAAGCAGACTTTACACACAATAACATGATGCCCTTTTTCCGAGGTTCGATGCGTCAAAACATGGATCCACAAAGAAATTCCACGATGCTCGAAAACTTTACGGGCACTTCATCATCCGATATCTACATTCCTAAACGCGAACAAGAGCCGCTTTTTGAGAAAACAACAGAACTCACATACATGTCCGGTGCCCCAAACAACAGTGAACGTATGAAGGATTACTTCCACACACCTACCATCCAAAACAACATACTCCCTTTCAAACAAGTTAAAGTCGGGCCTGGCGTCGGCAAAGGTTTCACAGACAAACCAACGGGCGGGTATCAACAATTCGATCTTCAGGAGATTGCGAAGCCCAAGACGATCGACGAACTCCGCATATCTACAAATCCAAAGGTCACATACGAAGGCAGAGTTATTGATGGTCAAAAAGGTACAATGCGTGGTAAGATTGGTGTTGTGGACAAGAATCGCGCGGAAACTTTCTATAAAAATAGCTCCGATAGGTACCTCAAAACAACGGGCGCTGTTATCAAAGCAACTCAACACGGAAAGTACATTGATAAGACTACTGCCCGACAGTCGACCTGCCAACAATCATATCAAGGAGGAGCTTACCAACCCAAACAACAACCGTTCCGCAGTAAAGTTCGCGATCCCCATCGCAATCAATTGTCGTCCTTTTCGTTGGGCAATTTGAGCCTGGTACAAAACGGCAGGAGGGATGATACCGACTATGGCAAAAAGAATATCTTGGTATACACCAACGCGCGTGATGTGACGTCTACTCGCACTCACCAGGGCAACTTGACATCCGTTGTGAAAGCCATAATTGCTCCCATAGAAGACATGTTCAAGATTACAAAGAAAGAATTCATGGTCGACAATCCGAGAACGTACGGCCAAATGCAGGCACAGGTCCCTTCTAAAATGACGATTGTAGATCCCAACGATGTCGCAAGGACCACCGTTAAACAAACAACGCTCCAAGAAACAGATTTGCTCAACTTGAAAGGCGCAACACAAATCACCACATACGACCCCGATGACGTCGCCAGGACAACCATCAAAGAAACAACAATGAACGAGGCTGAAACAATGAACTTGAAAGGTCACGTCAAGTCCGTCATATTCGATCCGAACGACGTGGCAAGGGTCACTCTAAAGGAAACGACAATCCACGATGCTGATGTTTCCAACTTGAAAGGGCATGTTCGCACACATGTTTACGATCCAAATGATGTTGCAAGGACCACAATAAAGGAAACTACCATTCACGATGCCAAATACAGTAATCTCAAAGGTGATCGCACCGCAGGATACGTTTTCGATCCTTCCGTCAAAGCAAAAACTACTGTTCGTCAAACATTGGATTGTGTTGATACTGAAATCAACATGGCTGTCAGCAGGTTTGCTGGTGCAACTTACAACCCCGATGATTCGGCGAAAACAACGGTGAAAGAAACAACATTGGAAGGCGACTATGTTGGTATTATTGAAAGGAACGACAGGAACACTGGGGCTTATGAAGACGAGAACTACGACATGAAGCAAACACACAAAGAGTTCCTCTCCAACAAAGAGTACATGGGTACGCTCACGCAAACAAACGGTGATGGATATAAAGTTGCACCCACGGATGTAAAACACACTTTGAAAGAAGGTACCACTGACATTGAATACTTTGGTAACGCTGCCGACCAAAACACAAACATATCCATGTCGTACTCTGACATGTATAACGCGTGTATAAGCGAACTGCGTGAAACGACCCTCGTAGGTCGTGCGCCGGCGAGCGAAGGTGCAAAACAAACGGCAGGAGGGGATAGTATCAACGTTGAAATGCGTAAGATTGCTGGAGATGAGCCTGCGACACGCATGCTCGACAACAAAGATAGGATCGTCAACAACATGACTCAGATTGACATAGCGAGTTTGACACGCCATAGGAACACATACAATAACACAGGGAATCGGCTACAAGAGTTGGATATAGCAGCCGTTCTTCGTGACAACCCATACGTAAACAACCCGATAGCCCCACCCACCGACTAGACACCCAATCTCGTCGTTGAGTGATTATCAATCGTTTGCAAATGTAAAATAATAATGTCACAATAACAATAACAAGACGCTCTTTGGATGCATCGCGACAATATTAACTTGCTGATTACACAGAGACAGGAGCTTATAAATGAGCTCATTGCTCTCACAAAAGATCGCTTTTATCGCGTCATGTTCGACATCTATATGCGAGCAAAAGGAAAGAAGAGTCCCCGTGAATATATTGTGAGGGATTTCCAGTTGCAACTGAAAGAGATTACGACCTGGGATGCATCTGCAATCAAAGCAGTCAGCTCTGCATTCAAAAAGACACCTGTCGTACAAAGCGAACGAGAAAAATCGGTTGATGGAGATGAAGAATATCATCAGCAAGTAGCGGTTACGGGTCGCGACGAACAACAACAATGTATAGAAATGGTTTTGCACAATATCCATGTTCTCAACCAGAAACTTTTCCCATCAGAAGTGAAAATGTTAAAGTCTAGCGACAGCTCGTTGGATCTGATTGATAACTTTATTCTGGTTGCATCTTTGAACATTGCTCGTGAAATCTGGAAAAAGGCGTTCTTCATGTACGAGATTGTGGACCATAATAACTATTCGCAATACTATGAACATGTCGAAAATATAATCGTCAACTCCATCAAAACCACGATCCGTCGTCAAAGCAACATTGAAGCAATATGCGCCAGTGTGTCTGCCTCTGAACATAACAATGGTTTGCGCGCACATGAAGAGGTTGCTGACAATGATCATGATCATGATCATGAGCATGTAGAAAGGCTTAAATCACCGTTTGAAGACATCTCAACATGTCCTCAACACTTTGAGGAATATTCATCAAAAGATTCGGAGGCCTCAAAAGATGATAGTATTGCAACGGAACAAGCTCTTCGCCAATTCTTGATTGCTAACCATAAGAAGAGTCGGGATCAAGGAATGTCAAGGAGCAGCAGCAGGCACTTGAGTGAAATCTATGAGAATGAAGACAAGCATAAACACAGCTCCAAGTCAGCCCCTCCTAACCGCTCGTATTCACGAAAGTCTGTTTCTGTTAAATCTTCATTTGGTCCGTCGTCATCAGGCTCAAGACCATCGCATTCCTCATCAGATTACAACAGCGATAGCGACAGTAGCGGTGTGAGTGACAGCTCTTCAACTTCGTCTCGGACGGATTCTACACAATCATCGTCATCGTCATCGTCATCGGGAACCAGAATTATTAAAAATAACAAAAAAGATAAGAATAGCAAGGAAAAGAAAGCATTTATGAAACTCCCAGCAGATCGCTTAAAATATGAAAAGTATCACGATCCTCGTATGACAATTACACTCATGAACCAATCCAAGCTAAAGAAACTCCGGAACAAATTCATGTAGTATGCTTAAACTACTAAAGAGAAGCACAGAAGTAAACACAATCGTGTTTTTAATAATATTATATAAGCATATAAGGAAAGTACGTTGTCATGTCGCAACAGCTCTTGGAAATACTAGGTCCACTTTCTCAACCATGTAAGAAGCTTCAGAGCCTTAAATATCGTCTCCCAAAAACTCCCATCAAAACCCTCTCTCAATTAGAAAAACTACTACAACGTCCTCTCACCCTAATTCCATACGAGCAGTGGAGCACCCTTTTACAACCCAACCATAGATTTGAAACAGTATTCCCAGGGGACCCTCGTCCTGAACAACGATTTCGCGCGCGAGAGATCAATGGGCGCGCGCTAGTTGTAGGCCCCCTCAAGGAAATATACCACGCAAAGATACATCTCAAGTTCATTCGTCTAAATGAAACCAAGCTATCTGAATTCTATTGTCCAGTGAATGAGGAACGGAAATGCGTAGTTGTGACCCCCAGTGTATACAAAGACATCCCTGGAGCTGGCAGATCTTTCAAAACGGTAAGAACGGGCTGGGGAGCGACACATATTGTGAGACCGGGCGACGTGCTCATTCTTGAAGAAAAAGGAGTTTATAGAATCCATAAAGATGTTTTCAAGTCAACATATCAAATAAACATGTGAGCTCTTGATACATAGTATTGATATATGTGATTGTGTACTATCTCGTGTGGATTATTTCCAAACAAATTTTCTCTTTGAATGTTAGATATCTTTTGGATACATATAATAGTATGTTTCGTATTTACAACGATTTTGTCTCTTCTCTCATATTGGCATGCATAGTGACGATTCTAGTCTTTATAAGTCTCCCCAAGTCTAGGGACAGTTCAACACCTAAAAGCAGCACGACCCTGACCAAGACATTCATTATGTCTCTCGCATTGTGTTACGTTGTCTTGTATTTCTTGAACGACAATCCTTCACGAAACAATGTAATGGATCACATGATCCAAGGAGAGCCTGATTTTTGATGTGATGAATTTCGTGGTTAGTTATTCATCAATGTATCAGTAATAAATTATTATTATCATATTTTCTTTCGAACGATTGTTCTTGTTTTGATTGCGTTATCCACTCTTCAAAAAAACATCCGCATTCAAATAAGAATATACGTCTCTAGTTCGTCGTCCATGAAACTTCAACTGAAAAAGTTTGACATTTCAACAATCCCTGATGACAAAGTTATCGTTTTCATAGGCATGCGAAACACAGGAAAGTCATTCCTTGTGAAGGATCTTCTTTACCACCACAGAGATATACCGATTGGGACTGTGATATCCGGAACCGAAAGCGCTAACAAGTTTTATAGCAACATTATTCCATCATTTTTCATTCACGACAAGATGACTGCACCCACAATCTCTAATGTGTTCAAACGTCAACAGCTCATAACCAAACGTATAAACAAGATTGTTGCCAAACATGGGAAGAGCGATATTGATCCTAGGGCTTTTCTGATATTAGACGATTGCTTATATAACAAAAGTTGGGTGAATGACGAGAACATTCGAGCATTGTTCATGAATGGGAGGCACTATAAGATCATGTTCATCATCACAATGCAATACCCATTAGGCATTCCTCCCAACCTACGTACAAACATTGACTATGTGTTTATTCTACGTGAAAACAACATAAACAACAGGAGAAGGATATATGAGAACTATGCAGGCATGTTCCCCAGCTTTGAGGTATTTTGCTCAGTTATGAACCAGTGCACAGAGAATTATGAATGTTTGGTCATTCACAACAATGCCAAGAGCAACAAACTTGAAGAGCAGGTGTATTGGTACAAAGCAGAGTTCCACGACAACTTTAAGATTGGGGCTAAAGAGTTCTGGAAATGGCAAGAAGAGTGTGACGAAGAGTCGAGTGACGACGAAGAATTGTTTGATGCAGCAAACCTCGTCAAGAGAAAGGGCCCCATGATCAGTGTTAAAAAGAAGTCTTAAACAGCTTTGGATGCTTTCACATTACTAGAGATAGACAATGAGTATAAGTTAGGTAGGTGAGTGTTGGAGATCGTTTTTACGTTGTGGCAGATCATCAATAGCTCCGATTGTTCTATCGTACCACGGTGATTCCTTATTGAACATGCTCGCAACTTTCATTGACAAATCGCTATTTGAGAGTTGTTCTTCATAGTACGTCCGAGGGATGAACTTATACTCTACCTTGACGTTGTTTTCGGCAACCTTGAGTTTTTCTTCGTATATTCCAATGACAATCATGAACACACCAACGAAAAGGAAAAAGAATATCAGTGATTGCATGTCAATATATGCAAACCGGTTGGTTTGGTTCCTCTAATCTACTTGTAAGGTATTATTTTACTGTCCCCCATCCTTACGCGCCATCCACGGATCCTTTTGTGTGAATGCTTCATTCACGTCTTCTGGCAGAGTAACAAATGCAGCATTCAGTTCTTCGCATTCAACGAGTACTTTTTCTCCGTTAACTTGCGATTTAGTCGTTTCGTCTGTGGCATGCTTTTTCACCTTTTGCACCATCTCATCCATGCGCATGGAATAGTACTCATCCTTCACATCAAGATTTTCGCGATACTTCTTCATCATAGTGTTGAGCTGTGTCTCAGAGTACTCTTGGTCCTTGATCTCCTCTGGGTAAGGGCTCCATGGACACCAGCAACCCACCTCTCCCACAAAAACATCAAAGTTCTTGTCAAACTTTTTGATGGCCGACGCGCGGTTCTTAGCCTCTGTAATAGATTCATACGTGCCACGAACCTTGATGCCACGAACGGTAGTTTGGAAGTTATTCTTTTCTAGATACTCCTTCTCAAGATCAGCAATATTGGTCTCTTTGTAAAACTCAAACTCTTTTTGAAGTCCGGTTACATTAAACACATAGTCGTACCTATCCTTCAGGTTTGTCATCATATCCACGACGACACTGTCTTCCTTGAACCTTTCTTGGACGTTTGAAAAGAGTAGGCTCAGATCTGTCGAAAAATGGCTCAGGAATTTGTTGAAGAAGTGAACCTCCTTCTGCTTGATAACATCCTCGGGGGAAAGAAATGACATACAAACATACTTTTGACCTCGAATGTCCTGGTCTTGATCAAGAAAATCATGCTCTTTCACAGAAACAATCTCTGATTTGTTTAAAGACACTTCAGTTGTTGTCGCGGCCATTTCGACAATTGTGTGGTCTGCTGAGATTATAGTTCGTTTTTTACTTAAATACTTTTACATCTCTTTTTTTCTTTGTGTATTGTATATAGCATAATATTATGGGGAGTGATATTACTGTCGATGCTAAAGAGCTCCTACTTCGCATTTTTAAATACACTTTTGAAGGTATTATCGTAGCACTTGCCGCATTCCTCATCCCAGGCCGCAAGCTAGAGGTTGCGGATATTCTAACGATTGGCGTTATCGCAGCTGCAACTTTCTCACTGCTAGATCTGTTCGCACCATCGATTGGTTCGTCCGTTCGCAGCGGTGCAGGCCTGTCCCTAGGTGTCGGTCTGGTTGGCGGCCTACCGACCTCAGCTGTCGCCCCCGCTCTCCGTTAAGAGCTTTGCGCTTTCACCCATTCTCGAATCAAATTTAAAGATGTGATATTTATTTATTTTTTAAAACCGATAAATGTTTGTTAGGTGTATTTATCAAACACTTTTATAGGTAATGCAATTTATAGGTAATGGAGACTTTTGTTGCCTTATTCTTCCTGAGGAGTTGGTTGACATTTATTACAGTGATGTAAAGAATAAGTACCTTGAAGCAGTCGAAATAGGAAAAGATATCAGCATTGGATATTTATACTAATCATGACTGTTCAAAACACACAACAATTCTTATAATCCACAATACTTAAGAGAACTCGAGAGAACAAAATAAATATACTTCTTACAATAGAGAGTATAATCAGAATGGCTACTAATTTGGACCTCGAGTTTAACACACTCGATATCATTTCTATGAGTGTTATTGTGTTTTATGGATACCCTCTCCTCCGTTACTTGGAATCGTTCAATACAAAATATGCATGGTTCTTCATCGGATTGGTTGTATGTTCCATATTCACACTGGTGATAAAACTCATGACGTCCACATTGGGAGAGGTCTTTGGGCGGCCATTCGACGCTCGTAACTGTGATCTATTCTGCAAGAATGGCGCCGTAGGCGGCCGTCCAGGTTTTCCTTCATCACACATGGCTATTACAACATTCTTCTTTACCATGCTTTACTTCATGACTCCCCCATTAGCGAGAGTTACTTTTAAAAAATATATGATCATCATAATTGGTGTTATATATTCAATAACCATGGCAGTTTCCCGTTACGAGAAAAAATGTCACAACATCACACAAATATTAGGCGGGACTATCTTTGGGTTGCTCTTTGCTTTGTTTTGGTCCAAGTTGGTCGTATGTAGGCAGAGTCTATAGATATTTATAAATATATGCACGATTTTACAGGACCAGTGGATGGACATAACCAGTGTTCTTGCTCATACGTGTAGTTGCAAATAACAAGGTTATCCTTATGGATCATGTAGACTGACAGGCTGAAGAAGACACATGGGTTCTAGCCCAGGCCCTTGCAGACCACGTCAATATTGGATTGAATTGAAACTCGTGAACAACAAAGAGTATTGATATAACAAACACGTTACAATGCTCATTTTACATATTTAATCCAGATGCAATTGGTTTCAAGCTTTCAAAGATTACTTCAAACATAACTGCATTATGTTTTAAAAATACACAAGCATCAGTTTAGTTTTGTGACATTGCTTCTCCGGAGACGGAGCAAGGTTGCTAAAAATGACACACATAATCCTTAACCAAAATACAATCTAAATACTTCTTATGAAATCCCAACCAAGTTCTTCACAAATCTTCTTCCATATCTGGTCCTGTAGCCATAATTTCTCGCGACTTTTTAGAAGCGGAAAGAACGGTAGGTACTCATCTTTGCCGAGGAGCTGAATAAACTTGTGCAATACATAGGAATATGAGAGGAAATTCTTGCGGTCCGGAGGCGAATATTTCAAAAACGGGGTTTGTATTTGTTTGAACATATTTCGCAGTTTCTCCTCCAATTCAGGAGTAAGATTCGGCATAGGCAGACCATTCAGGCGGTTTATGATATGCGGAATGTGTTCATAATATTTATTGATCTTCAGTTTTTTTAGGATCTCCTTCACCTTCGCGTGTGTCAGGTCTGCCATGTTTGTTATTCTTTGTTTTTTGATCTCTAATAGGATTTTGTCGTATACTTCTTCTGGTATTTGTGTAGTTTCTTTTCCTTGTATTTGTGATATCCACTCATTGCATTGAGTTCTGCTTGGTTTCCCAAACAGCCGGACTATACCTTAAGCCCTCATTGAGATACGCTACATCTCTCGGACCCACGCCCATCTAGTCTCTGAACCTTCTCCATACCCTCGCATAACGGATTTAGGAGCTTGGCTGCGGATTACCCAATCTTTCACATATTTCATTTCCCTAGGTGATTACCCCGGTAGCTTGTGTATGTTTCCATACAAGACAAGATGATGTGAAAGCGTAAGGGACTTCCCGCAATTTGATGCGTGTCGCAGTTGTTTGTAATAATAAGTAAAACAACCACTAGCAGGTAGCACACTTTCAGCCTGCTGTTACATTCCAATCTTTAACGTGTTGCATGAACTGGAAATTCAATCTTAAGTTTTTCAAGATATTCTATTGATAGCTTGTATAATTCATCTAAATCGTATTTTTGTCTGTTCGTAAATTTCTTGCATGATTTCTTACCATTTCCAAGCGGATAGCCATTCACTACGTAACCCTTTTTCTCACCATCAATGATGACAACGTTGACATATTTGGGTAGATGTTCTTCTTCAACACCCATTTTGTCACACTTTGCGACAGTTTCAATCTTGGTCCAATCTACAACGTTGACATTGTTTTTAACCAAGGCTTGCACCTGGAATACATACTTGACGGCTTGATCTAGGTTGTATCTTGTGCATTGTTTACTGTTGAAAAGCTTTTCAGGAATTGGGTTACCATGATTGTCTTTGAGACCATCAACTAAAAATCCTGCATTGGCACACCTTCCATCTCCTTGGAATAAGATCTCGTAGACATTGTCAGAAACTGCATCTCCGACTTCCAGTGTTTGCTCTTTTGATGGTGGGCGGTTTTTGAAGTATTTTGTGTGGTCAAAAAGCTTTGCACATTCTATTAAGAGGTTCTGGAGCTCAATCTTTGCACGGGTGAGCGCTGTTTCTAGGCTGTTTTTGCTTTTGAAATCTCTTGTAACATTTTCACCGGTTGCACATGGAAAATCAGAGATTCTATATCCAACCAGTTGTCCATGAAGTCGAATAGCACTGATATACTTTGGCAATGACATGTCGGTGGTATGCTGACGTGTTTTCTTATTCCTCCTGTTGTTGTTCTCGTCAGGCCGAGTTACGACATGAGTTCCACGCGTTCCTCCTTTGCGAATGTTGTAGCCTAGGGGGTGACATGTATCCAAGCAAGACATGTAAAAATCCTCAAAGTAGTCAGCGTCCCGCACATGGCATTCATGTAACACGATAATTTCAAATGCATCCGGACCATGTGTTCTTATGGCTTCATTAAGCAATACACAATGATCTTTGGTGTTAACGTCAAGTGATTCTCTTATGTGGCTCAGCCATCGCGCATGAGCACCCCATGTATTGTTTTCTTTTCCTGTATACTTGCGTGCTTGACCAATATATCCTTCGCCTGTTAACTTATTTCGTGCCAGATATATATCCGTGAGTGAAAGCCTGCTTGGAATTGGAGTATTGTGTATCGAAACAGACATTATGTTGTTTTTACGATTGTAATTGAATTATGCTATCTATGCTATCAATCATTTTCAATTTATCCAATCACATGAATTTGACGGACAAAATCGCTAGATTTAAGCACAGATAACAGACAATAGAAGTGTCGAATAAGACCAAAAATACGGTTCATAAATACGTTTATAATCAAATGATTAATCCTTTTATACGCAAAGTATGATATTTCCTTTGGCGGGTCGCGATACGAAGGTTTCTCGTGGTCGATGATGATGTACTCGACAGTGTTGCAATCGTTGCAGAATATATAGCCGTCATTGCTCATCAACGTAACTACCGTAGATCCGCAATGTGCACACTTGTCGCACCCATCCATGTCAATCTCACGAACATAGTCCATCTCCGTAAAAATCAAATATTTGTCTAACAGTGTCCTCTTTGTGTCTGGATCGCTGCTCGTGTTCGAGGTAGACCTGTTCCGGTTAACTTTGTACAATGGAGACATCCCTGTTTGCCGTGGAAGTTCTTTTGGTGCAGCACAGTCCTCTTTAGAACACGACGCATCTGGCTCCATTGAAACGCCCGAAAAGTATTTGAGGATGCTGTTCCCGGCGGCAGTGACCTTGTCGGTTTTCGTTTCTGAGAACCCGCCATTCTCGACAAGTTCATAGTATTGATACAGTATGTCCGCTGTATTTGTAAAGTATGAAATCTCGTCAAAAGAGTTTTTCATCGTGACGATCTCCTGCCGGAGCTCTAACCGCTTATCTATTGTATCCAAGTAGGATGCAAGCTCGTCGTCAGTAAGCTGGCGTTCTTTCTTCAAAAATTCCCAACTACGAATTTCATTCTCGACACATGCTAACTTGTCATCTAATAACTGTATTTGCTTTTGTTTTTCTTGGATGGAGTTGATGTGACATGAGTGTTGAATGTCTAGTGTTTTCTTTGAAGATTTCTGCTTGTTTACAACTTTCTTATTACAAGCATGCATCTAATCATACAAAAATAAAACCAATTGCTTTTAAGTGGTTTCGAATCTATACGATCCATAATATGTTTTCATTGACCTGTCTTTCTTTGTTACTATGGAATTACATGCCCAGGTCGTATCTCTGTAAGCTTTTTGCCAAAATGAGGTGGCTTGTCTATGGCATGACAAAATATCGTAAACATCCTGTACCCCATTTTTTTTGCAACGACCGAGTCAATTTGTTGCATGTTCAAAGACTTGATGAGCATGCGCGCTTGGTTTGACGTGATATACTGCAACTCCATTGTTTCTAGATCATGTATAGCATCATAGGACGCCGAATGTATAACATAGTACTCTGCTAAAACATTGTTTGAGTAATAGTGGTCATTTGGTGTTAGGAGGACGTAGACAATCTGAACTACAATTTTGCTCATCGTCTTAATCGTACAGTCATATCAAAATTGACTTCTTAACAACATCAATTTATTTCAAAAACATAAACAAAACTCATTTCATCATTTGCCATTTGTTTGATGTCACATATTTTGGATCTTGACCTCTTCCATTGTATTGGTTTTTATAGTTGCACAGCTTTTCGACCGTTGCAACATGTTTCCCCGGAAGCAGAACACTTAGGTTTTTCAGAGCTCTTCGATTTGATTACGTAAAATGCTGTCTTCAAGTCATTCGAAATGTACGCGCTCGTTATTGTTTATTCATCATACGGCGCGGTAAAAAATTAGAAAGCACGACCACACCAATAAACCCAATGCATTTTAAAATCTTTTCATGCACTGCTACATGTGCTCTGAGAAACTTAATCTCTTCCTTCATCTGTGTAATTGAGTAACAGACTGAACTAGAATAACTTGGAACTAGACACGAGCTCTCCTGAAAACACTCGCTTGGCATTGTTGTTCTGTTTACTGTTCTATAAAATCTGTACACTTAAGTAATTTGTTCCTGTTGATATGTCTAAATGAAACTAGTCCCTTAATGAGCCCTACATTCAGCCTCCTTGCATTAGCAAAAATAAAAAAGGAAAGAGGTATAAGAAAACTTTGTTTGGCATGAGTATAAAATGAATCCTCTCAACTTTCAAGATTTTAAATGCAGTGTTCGTGGTCAGTTAAAGCTGCGAAAAATCTGCTTTGAACAAGTCGACTATATCGTTTTGTCACAAACACATTGGATGTCATTTCACGACTTTATGAACTTGGAAAACGTCCCTGACATTTGGATTGGTCAAGAAACACAAGATGATGAAGATGATCTATGGTACCATATTGATACTGAATTCCGAGTAGTTTTGAAAGATGGTCAATGGCTTCAATATATTTACGCGTGGTCTGATCCCTTTTATTCCCATTTCCGCCTGATAACCCCACCAACAAGACCTACAATAATATATGAAGGCTTTAAGCTAAAAACAATCTAATGTAATTTCTCAGTTTAGTTGTATTCTTTTCATGTTTGGATCAATTTCCATCTGCGTTTGTGTCAGTTTTTACAATGTATACATTCAATCTATAAGCATACACGAGGAATGTATACAGACAATATGAACACGATTGTCCACTTGCATACATTTTCTGATTCGACATATATTCGTATGTTGTCATTGAATGACATAAATAGCTATTTTGAGGAGCTCAAGGTTGTATACCACCATGAAACACCTTCAAAAGAAGAGTATTGTGTGTTTTACAATGTGTATGATATATACCATAGGTTGTCGAACGACATTAAATATAAGAACTTCAAAGGTTTTGGGAAATTGATTGAAGATGCCCCAGGCTTGCTCAAATTTTCATCCTCTGCAATAACAAAGACATGGTTCAAAGATGTGTTTTTGCCTTTCATTAAAGACAAGATGAGTGCGTATGTTGCAGACATAGATGATGAAATGTTCTTGGATATGACAAATATAGATTTGACAGCCATGAACGAGCATCTCAAAACTCATATAGATGTCAAGTATAATGCTAAGAGTGAACAAATACAATACATCCTAGTACACTGTCCTAAAGATGATGATAATATGTATGTTCCTTCAAAAGATCATTTGCAAGCTCTATTTATAGAGTACTGTCGTAAAAACACTTTAAAATTCATTGAACCCATTGTGTACAATCGTGATGACGGCACATGCAAAGACGGCACATGCAAAGAAACACATGAAAATACGACAGATGTATCCCTGAAGACTTCACTCGCTTCTGATTTGATTACTGAACTCATTACAAACACGCAAGGAATCAAAATAAACAAGAATGTGCTTGATAATTGTGATGTCGAACTCTTAGTAGATACGCTTCAATTGAGGGACGAGTTTGAAAAAGCCGCCAGGTCAACAATCGGCAAGATAGATGCAATTATACATGATCAAATTGCTGGTTACACAGCATGTGAATCTGAGTATTATACATCAAGCTATTCGTTCATTAAAAAAGCAGAAGACCCAATGCATACTTTGTGGGACAAACTATATTTGATCGGTGAAACAAATCCACAACAATCCACAACAAGTATCGTTATGTATACAGGAGATCAGGATCTCAAGGTTCAGAATACCAAACGTAAATTTTATAAGAATGCAATAAATGACATTGTCGTTTGTATGGACAATCATATTCAGTACCTCAAAGAATTCAATCAACTTTTCGAGATTGCATTCAAGACGAATGAGGTGAGTACAGTGGTTGATCAAGTCATCAACGGTAAAATTGTAAATGAAGATATAATTGAGGATTTGTCCCAACTGTTGACTCATTTCAAATCATTCATTGATAAGAAAGTAGACGACTCATGCACAGATGTGGACAATGAAGTCCTTGTGGACAATGTTAAAGATCAATCAATGAACAGGGTTCAACATCTACAGTTTACTGCTATCAAAGATTACGTTAACCTACACAAAAATGATGTGTTAGAGACATTGGCAAGCACCGTCATCGACAACGTGTTTGATTACCTCACAAAGATCTGTCAGTTACCGGAAAGCATCATCAATCGCAATCAGATCGGAAAGGATCTGGTAGAGCTGGGTGTGAAAAAAAATAGAAAGTCGAAAGGGTTTGTATATGGTATTGAAGATACTTCTAAGCCATCACAGTACCATGAAAGCCCAAATAGTGTATATACACGCCAAGCAAAGACAATTAGAAACTTTGATTTGCGAGCCGAGCTGAAAATACCAAAGTCGCAAGTGTCACCTTGGTGTTATTCTACATATGAATGAACTATTCGATAAGGTATGGCGATTACTTCAAAGAGACTATAGACTACTACCAATTGTGAACATTTACATAAACACAAGATTGTAAAAAACAAAATATCTATAAATGCATGAATACGTCAAGTGTGGTGGATTATGATCAAAGGCACAGCCTGTCAATGTCAATCGTCATTCTACTTCTTGCCAAAAGTGTAAACAAACGCAGCAATCACAAATAGGGCAATCCATAGGACGGTCATGATGCTAACAACGTAAGACCACACAACGCATTGTCCGGCCATCATGCAGTTGATGGTGTAGACAGATAGAGCAATGGGAATGCTCATCAGGAGTAGGGTCAACAAGCGCTGTCCGAAATCGTATTTGACGATGTAGGTCTTGTCATTTACTTCGTCGTACACGGGGTACTCGAATGGAAGGAGGATGACGAGGGCCATGATGAGGTAACCCACGAATGCAATGATTGCGGGAGTGTACATTTGGAATCCAACGAATGGGCTCGCGCCCTTGATAGTCATTGAAGGAGCTTTAATGATAGCCTTGGCCATGTAGAAAGAGTGCAAAACCTTTATAATTCATACACAGAAAATAAAATTCCAATTACAGGATGTATTTTTTCGACGGTCCACTTTGGCTTGTAATGTTGCTTTTACAACTGACCAAAGTATGATTTTCCTCGGGCACATTTTCAGCTTTGATAGGCTTAAACGGTCCCAATGGATTTGAACAAGAAACAAAGCTCAAAAAATCATTGACATATTTTTCCATGCAAACTACCTTGCTGCTACCGTTGCCAGGGTTTCCGCAGAAATGTATTATTTTACCGTCGTGCATTTTTGACAGATCCGGGAACATCAGGTAGTTTTCATTAGTAATGACGGAGTAGTCAACGAGACGCCTCTTGTTAAAGTATACATTCATAAAAGATTGTTCATAGAAAAATGGGCCTTTGTAGTCCTTGATCCATTCCAGGATCAACCTGAAATGCGCTTCCATTGCTTGAGTGTTTGCAAACATGAAGCAACCAGCATTGAAAGGATAAATTTGATGTGTCTTAAAATATTCGTGATCGGATGATGTGTACGTCCCCAAGCTCCAGAACATGCTAGAGTGTTCCTTAAGATCATCCTTTTCCTTGTACACATATAGAAGATTGTCCTTCAAGTTTGTCTTAAGGATATTGTGAATGTCAAGTGTGACAATAATGTCACTATCCAGGAATAAAATGTTCTTATACTGTTTAATAAAAGGGTATTCGTAAATACGTAGTTTGTTTATGCTCGCCGCCATCGTTGTTAACGAATCTTCTACGATCAAGTATTTAATGGCAAATCTGTATGTGCTGTCCTTTAGAAGCTTTAGTACAGTTGGGTAAAGTTTTCTGTCGACAATGACGAGGAAATCAAAGTCGCCATTTGCATTGTTATGAATTCGCATGTACGATTCTAAAGACCCCAGCAACCATCCCATACATGGAACGTACTTGTTGTCAAAACCCAACGTTGTGTAAACGATGTTTGTTTTTTCCACATGTGTTGGTAATAATGTCGTCATTTTACAAACCCTAAATTCAGTATATCCAATTGTATTATTATAAGCTTTTGGTGATTGTGATCAAAATCTACCGCGGGCAAAATCAATTATGATGAAAATATTTTCTCATGTTAAAGTATAAACAACAATCAAAAATGGGTGGTGGCCTAATGCAACTCGTCGCGTGAAATTGTACCTTGAGCACATACGCGCGAAACAGTCGACTGCCGAAGTGGTTCCATACAATACCATTTCGGGTAAAACAGTGAAAGTGTATGGGTGATGCAATATCCACCAGGCCGCATCACATATAATCGGCTAGTATTACCATCGTGTTGACACAAACACATATGGGTAGTGCAACACCAGTAGATTGCGGGAACATCCTTAGAGCCTTTGCTACCACTTCTTCAAGGTGACTTGGAAAAGTAACTCGGTTAATTGCCGATGACACGGTTAAAATGCAAAGGATTGGACAATCCGCAGCCACATGCCTCTATGTAGGCATAGGTTCAGAGACTACAATTGGTGGGCTTGTAAATACAACAAGCTTAAGGTATAGTCCAGCCTTTAAGATAACTTAAAGGACAAACTGACGGCGCTCAAGATATTTACCTAACCGGTAATCCGCAAATAACATTTTTTAAGGTTTTGTAAAATGGCCTTAGTAGTCACTAAATATGACTGCTAGTGATTGTTGTTAAAAACAATTGCAACACCGTCAAATTGCGGGAACCCCCTAACAGCGAAATATGCAATAGAAAAATTGACTGATATAAGCTCTTCAGACATAAAATCAACAATGAAAACATGTACGTCATGGAAAAATGTAAGACCATTAGAAGCAAAAGTTTCAAAATTTACCGAAGAGCTTATTATTAAACATGAAAATACAGTCAATTATTTTATTGCAAGACGTACCAAGGGATAGCATATCTATCCTGGCGGAGAGTAGAACTCCGGTAAGGTAATAATCGTCCGCTTGAATGCTCTGGTTACAATAGAGCAAGAAATGGGCAATCCGCAGCCAAGCTTTTCAGATCATTTTGGTGAGATCTGTAAAGTGCTGTTCAGAGACTAAATGTCGGTGGGCTGGAGAGAAATAAAACCAATTTCTCAGATCCAGCTTAAGTTATAGTCCGGTCCCTTCCGAAAGGTTGGGAATAAACCGCATCTACCGTCGCCACACTAACTTCTCGATTGAGTCCATCGAGCAAACTTTCAACGGTCAAGCTGACTGGAACAAGAAAGTCACCTGCACCATCTCTCGTAATGGTGATTTGATCCACCGCGTGTACCTACGCGTGCTCCTACCCAACGTCACCCTGACTGCCCCCTCGACCGCCAACAACTCCGTTGGTTTCCGTTGGCTAAACTGGCTAGGCCACATCCTGATCAAGTCCGTTGAGGTCGAGATCGGTGGCCAACGCATTGACAAGCACTACGGTGAGTGGCTACACATCTGGAACGAGCTGACCCAAACCGCTGGTCACTCTCTGGGCTACTCCAACATGGTCGGCAACACCCCCGACCTAACCGAGGTCAGCTGGATCCACAACGCCGGCACCTCAACCCCCGTCACCAACGCCGAGCTGAACGCCAACAACCAAGTTGTCATCAAGGGCAAATACCTATACGTGCCCCTACAGTTCTGGTTCTGCACTTCTCCCGGCCTAGCACTGCCCCTAATTGCCCTACAATACCACGAAGTCAAGGTCAACCTAGAGCTTCGCGACGTCAAGGACTGCTACTGGGCTGGTACCTCGGCCGCAGTCACCCCTGCCTCCAACTGGGTCACCAACCTGTCGGCAGTCAGCCCGGCTTCCCTGGAGCAACCCTCTCTGTACGTTGACTACATCTACCTAGACACTGACGAGCGCCGCCGCTTCGCTCAGGTGTCTCACGAGTACCTGATCACCCAGCTACAATTCACCGGCGATGAGTCGACCAGCCAGACCGCCAACAAATTCAAGATGTCCTTCAACCACCCTGTGAAGGAGCTCATCTGGGTTGTCCAACCCGACAGCCACCTGCTAGACGGCGAGACCGGCAAGCAATGGTTCAACTTCACTGATGACAACGATGTGTCGTCCGCCGTTGATGTGCTAGGCGGCGGTGCCTCGGGCGGCGCCCAATGGGTGCAAACCAGCACCTTCTTCGGCAAGGGTGAGAACCCGGTGGATCGCTGCAAGATCCAACTGAACGGACACGATCGCTTCTCCGAGCGCGATGGCCGCTACTTCAACTTGCTGCAACCCTACCAACACCACGAGAACGTGCCCTCCAAGGGCATCAACGTGTACTCGTTCGGTCTGCAACCCGAGGGCCACCAACCATCAGGTACCTGCAACATGTCGCGCATTGACAACGCAACCCTGAACCTGACCCTGACCTCCAAGGCCGTTGTGGTGCCCAACAGCAGCCCCGCCCAATCCCGCAGCTGCCGCGTGAAAATCTTCGCGATCAACTACAACGTGCTACGCATCATGAGCGGCATGGGAGGCCTCGCTTATTCCAACTAAACGTAGTTGCAAAAATCTTGCAACTAATTGCCTGGATTTCATGATAAAATATCATAGAAAATCAAATAAAAAAACAAAGTTTTCCATATTTTTTGTAGTTTACTTTGAATGAAGTATACAAATGCCAAGGATTGGGAGGATCAGAAAAAGCCAAAAGTAAACTACATATTTTCTGGAAATTGACAAATGCATTGCAGCGCTGGCACTTTCTCCACATTTCCTCACTTTACCTCAGTTTTTCTTGTCACGAGTTCATCCTTAACAACCTGGTATTCTTCAAATGTTGCATTTCCAATGGGGAATTCATCATCAAACAGTATGATTTTTCCAGCACAGTAGTTTTTAGTCATTGCCAATGTGAGATTGGGATGTTTGTTTTGAAATGTATCCAATACACTTTTAACAGATACCTTGGGATTTTGCTGAGCAAAGGACACGATTTCATAGATCAGTGAAGGTGGGACTTTTCTTCTTGATTTGATGTTATTTTTCAGCCTGATTTCTTTACTGCTGAGTTTTTCCTTGTCGCTTTTAAACAGACGTTGTTTCTCTTTCGTCATGTTCACTTGATTTGTAAGGACTACATTATCTCTACTAAACACTTCCTCTGCAGTCAAGACCTTGCCTTTCACGACTGATGAGATGTATTGGTGTACAAATCCTACTTGGCATGCAATTTGCACAATCTTAGAACCTTCTTTATGAAGTTTACGTATTAACATAATTTAGGGTTTAGGGGGTTTAGGGTTTAGGGGGTTTACTCGCTTAACTCTAGGTTATGAGTTAACACTTTTCAAGATTCAAGAAACATTTCGTATTACTCTCTCCTTATAAAGAAATGCATTTCTTGTTGCAGATTGTACTTGGTGTCGTTTTTACAGACATATTAATTGCATTTTTTCATTGGCTAGAAGATACCTATTTTACATATTGTATGAACATACCAGTGTTAGGATTCATTGCAAAAGATAATGAACTACACCATTACTTTCCACGAACAATCGTCTCGGTGCCTTACATTTACAGCTGTACAGTTACATTACCGCTTGCGCTCATGACAATCCTTACGATTTACCTATTCTCACCTAAATTCTTTAAGGACAACAAATATTTCATCGGCGTAGTTGTTGTACTCGGTACACTTTCTAATATATTGCACAAGTTTAACCACATGAGGAGTTGTGAATGCCCGACAGTCATCAGGGCATTATACAAAATGGGTGTTTTAGTAGGTGACGTGCATCACAAGTCGCACCATGAAGACCCCACAACAAAATATGGTGTCGTTCTGCCTGTGACAAACTATGCACTGGACAGCATAGGATTTTGGAGGATGTTGGAAGCGCTGATTCACGCCTTTACAGGATTAGAACCTTCACACAAGCTTGCATATACACCATATGTTGAAGCTGTCGGAAAGACGCAGAACCACATTGGTGCAAACTTGGCCTGTCCGCCAGTAGCATCAAAAGGCGAACTTAACATGTTACGCGAGAAGCTCAGTGCACACTATGCGTGCCCAATGACCCAATGAGAAGCATCAACTAGATATATTTGATAACGAGATTTACGTTTAATAAAATGTGATAGGTTTTAATAATGTATTCACATATATCATAAACATAAACACACATCTAATATGAGTGCAGCTGACATTTCGGTCATCGTTCAGCCCACCATCAGCACCGAGTACCCAGAATACACTCAGATCTCAACCTTCTCAACACTTGCTGTCAACAGCATCACCGCTTTCAAGAATGAGTTTGACATAGCCCAGGACCTCGTCCTGGGAGCCACCTCCAACGTGGACGTCGAGGCCATCGAAAACGTC